ACCCGGCAGCTGGTATAGGGCAAGTGTTAAGAAGTCCTAGAGAATATAGATCTGAGCAATTTGGCACAGACATCGGATTTTTAAATGATGATAAGAGTCTATACTCTTATTCTGTAAGTTCGGGAATTGATGCTACGTTGTTTGATTCAAATTCAACTACATTTGATTCTAACTTAACTGTATTTGAAAGAACCTCTAATGAAAACAAGATTGATATTTTTGATCTATTAGACTCAACATTTATCTTTGGAGAAACAATCACTCCTACTTCTGATGCTGCGTTTGTTGGTTCTATTTCTGGTACAACACTAACTGTAACTGATGTTACGCTAGGTAGAATTGAAGTTGGTGCTACAATCTACGGAAGTAATCTTACGCCTGTAAAAATTATTTCTAACGGAACTGGTTTAGGCCTAACTGGCACTTATACGATTGCAGGCACAAGAACTTTCGTCTCAGGTTCGTTGACAGCTAGACGAATAGTAAATATTACAAGTATTTCTGGTTATAAAAATACTCTATTGCTGTCTTTTGCAGCAGAATCTGATATTGATCGAGTAGTATCTTCTATTAACTATACAAGCTCTGGTAGAGTATATTCGTATGTTAAATCTGCTAGCGAAAGCAGTTGGCAAAAACATTACGAACAAATACCAAGTGTTGACGTAACTAAAATTAAAAAAGTTTATCTATACAGCACAGAAACAGGTAAGCTTATTAAATACCTTGATGTAGTAGATCCTATCTACGGTAAAATACCCGGCATTGCCGATCAAGAAATCAAATATAAAACTTACTTTGATCCTGCAAACTATTCTGTAGGAACAGATTCTGTAAATGTTGATGAGACTGCAAACTGGACAAAGTCAGTGGTTGGTGCTCTGTGGTGGGATTTATCTACTGCAAGATTTACAGATCCTCAATCAGGAGATGTAAATTATAGAACAACTAATTGGAATGAAGCACATCCTTTTGCCAGCATTGATGTATATGAATGGGTAGAAAGTTCTATCCTGCCATCACAGTGGAATAAGTTATCTGGTACAGATAAAGGACTTTCACAAGGAATTACAGGCACTACAAAATATGACGACTCAGTTTATAGTGTAAAGAAACGATATGATTCGGTAAGTCAAACATTCAAAGAAACTTATTATTTCTGGGTAAAAAATAAAACCACAGTACCAAACGTTGAAGGTAGAAATTTAACAGCCCTTGACGTTGCAAAAATAATAGCAGATCCAACATCCTACGGATATAGCTACATTGCATTTACAGGACCAAATAGTTTTAGTCTAGTAAATTGTAAAAAATATCTAAATGCTAAAAATGTTGCAGTTAATATTCAATATTGGAAATCTGAATATAAAGAAAGCAATTATCACAGCGAGTGGAAATTATTAAGCACTAACAGAAGCACTGAAATTCCGTATGCTATTGAACAAAAATGGTTCCATAGTCTAGTTGGTAGAGATGAAAATGGAAGATTAGTTCCAGATATTTCATTGCCTGAAAAGAAACGTTACGGTATAGAATTTAGACCTAGACAGGGCATGTTTGCCAACAGAATTGAAGCTCTAAAACAATTCGTTGAAAGAGTTAACATGATTCTTAAAGACAAGTTACTGGCTGATGATTACGACCTATCAGCATTACAGAAATTTGAAATGCAGCCAACGGTTGTTTCTGGCCTATGGGATCAAAAAATTGACACTGAAGAAGAATTAAGATTTGTACAGACAACTTTAATTCGCCAAGCTGTTATTACGCCAGTGTTGCTTAATGGTAGAATAGTTTCTGCCAATATTGTTGACTCTGGTAAAAATTATGGTAGACTAAAAGTTTACAAAGTTGATGTAAACAATGATCCTTTAAGTTGGTACGGTCCGTCATTGACAGTTACTGGCAGCGGTCAAGGAGCAGCACTAAAATCAGTTATTGATGCTGAAGGAAAAATTATTGAGATACTTATTGAAAACTCCGGCGAAGGATATTCATCTGGCACAAGAATTGTAGTAAGAAATTTCTGTGTACTAGTACAGTCAGATTCTACCAATAATGACACATGGACGATCTATACTTGGGATCCTATCAACAGAATTTGGAGTAAGATCAAATCACAAAGCTATGATGTAAGAAAGTATTGGTCGTACATAAACTGGTATGGTTCTTATACTGATCCTACAACTGGGATAGTAGAAACTTATAATGAATTTACAAAAATTGATTATCTAGTTAACAATACCTACGAACTAATTACTACAGAAATTCCTATTGGTAGTATTGTTAAAGTTGCTAATCTTGGATCTGGTGGCTGGGTGTTATTTAAAAAGATAGCGCAGTCTTTCTACCTCACAGAAAATAATTATGTTGTAGTTGGTAGACAGAACGGATCAATTCAGTTTAGTTCAAGTCTGTATAAATTTGCTACAAATACATTAGGATATGACGGCCCGTTATACGATACGTTTAGCTTTGACGGTAATCCAGAATCTGAATTAAGAATTATTCTAAACACACTTAAAAGTAAAATTTTAGTTGACGAACTACAGGGAGAATATTTAAAATTATTCTTTGCTGGTGTACGATATGCACTTACAGAGCAGATATACGTTGACTGGGCTTTCAAAACAAGCTTTGTTAAAGGGCAGCATAACGTCGGTGAACTCAAACAGAAAGTTACATATAACAGCGATAATCTTGAATTCTTTGAAGAATACATCAAAGAAGTAAAACCTTATAGAACAAAGATAAGAGAATTCGTCAGTAATTATAATGCAATTGATCCTAGTAAAACTTTTATTTCAGACTTTGATTTGTTGCCAACTGTTACTGAAAACTATCAAATTCAGAACAAGAGCATCATAGTAGGCGAAGATGGTGTTGTTACTAGTCAGACAACTAATTTAGATAATTTAGATTATTTTAATAACTTTACTGTAAAGAACATTGGATTTTCTTTAATTGAAATTAAAATTTTAGATGCCGGCAATGGGTATGTGACTCCGCCAGTGGTAAAAATAACAGGCGTGGGTGTAAGCACTAACGAAAATAATCAAAAGCTTGTTACAATAAATCCCACAGCAAAGGCTTATATTTCAAATGGTAAAATTAATAGAATTGAAATTACCAACTACGGTGGATACTTTAGTAAAGCACCTACTGTTGAAATTAAGGGTGGATTAAGTTCAACAGGTACGCAGGCAAAAGCAATAGCTGTAATAGGCAATCCGTTAATAAGATCAAATCAAATTACTGTTAAGTTTGATCGAATTTCTGGAACATACTTGTTAGCTGACCTAATTGAAAATGAAACGTTCTCTGGAAATATTATTTCGGGGTCAAAGACACAATTTCCTTTACGATGGAGTCCTGAAATAGAATATGGAAAATCGTTCGTAACAATTAATGGCGTAGAACTTTTACGAAGCGACTATAAACTATCTACAGTTACTTCAACTAACAGAGGGTATACTAGTTATTCAGGATTAATTACATTTACTTCTGCACCAGCAGCTGGTAGTGTTATCACCATTGAGTACACTAAAAACTTTAACCACTTGTCAGCAACTGATAGAATTAACTACTATTACAACCCTGTAACTGGTCAATTCGGAAAAGATTTAGATCAATTAATGCAGGGAGTTGACTACGGTGGAGCAACTATCAGTGGGATTGACCTAGGTATTAACTATGGCTGGAACGCAGTTCCTTGGGGTGTTGGTCTGTGGGACAATTATAATCCAAAATTTACTGATTACATTTCTACAGTTACACAATCTGGAATTACAGAGTTTAGACTACCGTATGTTCCATCAAATAATCAACAGGTAAACATTTACGTTTCTAGATTTAATGTTTCTTTAATTGATTCGATTACTGTGTTTAACAGTGAGTCTAACGCAGTAAAAATTGTAACACAAGAAGATCATAAATTAGATCTCGGCGCAACTATTATCATTGAAGGAATTGTAAAAGCCGATCCTAGCGACCCTGATCCTAACTGCAACGGTATTCATACTGTTAAACGACTTGTATCAGGCAAAGAGTTTATTATTATTTTAGAAAATACACCGCAACTAGGTATAGGTGGTTATGTTTGGGGTAACAAATACGATACTCCAGTGCGAATTGATGATCCTTACTATAATACTCCTTTACAGACAAATACAGATGCTGTAATGTTAACATTTACTGGAAACAATGCATTTGATATTATCAACGTTCCAACATCTGTAAATCTACAATTAAGAGAAATTCAAACTACGGTGTACGCTGGAAAATACGGTGACCGAATCATATTTAGAAAGCAAGAGTCAGATGGTAGCTATCCAATGGACGAAGACACCTACGATACACAGTTATCAGGCGGATTGTTTGCCAATGGTGCATTAACTAGTGCAACTGGTCTTGCACCTGACGACATTGTATTAGATGGAGATGATTTTGTTTCTGTAGAACGTAATGGCGGCACAGAAGAACTCGTTCCTGGGCAGATCAATGATACACTATCAGTTAAAGTATATCATAGACCTAGCGGCGGCTGTCCTAACATCATGTTTAAAAATCACGTAGCTGACGGTGCAAGCACGGGATATTTAATTGGTCAATATTTTGGTAACGCTACGTCAGTGATTGTTAAAATAGATGATCAAATTAAAAAAATTGAAGACGATTATACAATTAACTATCAAAATAACAAAATAGAATTTACAACAATTCCTTCAACAAATCAAATAATATCAATTATAAGTATTGGATTTGTGTCGTCTGACATGCTTGATACTGATTATTTTGTAGGTGACGGAGTTACTAAAGAATTTATTACTAAAGCAGGATGGTTTGCAACTGCTACCGCTATAGTATTGGTCAACGGTGAACCAGCAGAATATTCACTGTTCAGTACTGATGATGAGTACACAGATAAAATAGATCAATCTTGGAGATCAAGAGTTGGTATACAGTTTGCTACGCCGCCGGCAGTAGGTGCAGTAATAAATTATATTATTGATTCTGGCAACATAGAAAACAATGCTACGATTGTTAAGTCAGAAGAAATAGTATATCTAACAGGCCAGTCTACCTATAATCTTTCAAACAGAATTGGTACAACTAAACCTTATGATCAGAATGTGCTAGTAAAACAAGGTCAAAATTTCCTTACTCCTAGAGCAGCAGATTATTTTACTATGACTAACAATCTGCTGTCGTATAGTTTAAAAGATCACAAATATGATCCTAGTTTAATTAACACTAACGATGTAAAAGTTTATATTGACGAAAAAGAATTAGTACAAGGTCCAGACTTTAACGTTGAATTAGACTATACAATTTTTACCTATGAAGTTGAAAAAGATTCTGTTGTTCCTAACGGTGGCACTGGTTATGCAGTAGGCAACATTATTGATGCCGTTGGAGGCGACCAAGGTATTTCTGGTTCGCCTGTTAAATTAGAAGTTACACGTATTAATCAATTTACAGGTGAAATACAAGATGTTATTGTTGTAGGTTTAGGTGTATATGTTACACCTCCAGCAAGTCCGTTTGCAATCACAGGCGGCTCTGGTACTGGCGGCACAATCACTGCTAATTTTGTTGTACGAGCAAACCCTCCAAATATTACAGTAATTCTCAATCAGACTACCTACCAGGAAGGCAAAGATTTTGTTGTAGTAATAGATAACACTGGAGATTATACTACAACAACTAATTCAATTACATTTAAAAATACATATCCAAATCAAACTAAATTTGAAGTAATTAGTTTCTATAATCATAATATTTTAGATGTAGAAAGAACCGTTGATACACTAGTACCAATCATACAAGTTGCTCCGGGTACTCCAGACTTCTATGAGCTTGCTGGCAAACTAGGCGGTAACTTTAGACTGCGTAAAACTGCGGTGTCTGGAGATTTTGTGTGGGTAATTAAGAATAATAAGTTATTAAGTAACAATATCGATTATTATCTTGAAAAAGATCACATTACTATAAGGTTAAAAGATTATCTGTTAGATACAGACGCTGTTCAAATTATTGCCTTTACAAATACCGTAGTACACGAAAGTTTTGGCTACATGCAGTTTAAAGATATATTAAACAGAGTTCACTATAAGAGACTTAACAAAAACAAAGCTACTTCTTTAACAGAAAATCTATATCAAGGAGATAACACAATTTCAGTTGCTGATTCTTCAAAATTAGATGATCCGAATCCTGCTAAAAACATACCCGGAATTATTGAAATTAACGGAGAACGAATTGAATATTTTATCAAAACTGGTAACAAATTAAGTCAATTACGTCGCGGAACACTGGGAACAGGACTTCCAACTTACCACGAAGCAGGCAGTATAATCCAAGGTATTGGCGCTTCAGAAACAATTCCTTATAAGGACACCGAAGTAATTAAAACCGGTAATGCAATTGATGATCCATTATTATACTCTCAAGGTATACTTGAATTGCCTTACATACCAAAACTTAACGAAATTGAAGTGTTCGTAGGCGGAAGACGACTACGAAAATCAGAATACACAGAGTATCTTAATACTGAATACCCTTATAGCCCAGAAGGTGATCAAACAGTTGTTAAAGAATTTAACACCACTGGAACAACACGTTTACAGCTAACTGCGTTACCTATTAAAACATTAACCAACGGTGCAAAAGTTGAACTTAAGGTTGTAGTAGTTAAAAAGCAGGGCAGACTGTGGAATGATCTAGGACAGAGGTTAGCTAAATCTACTAATACAGTGGCTAATTTCTTAAAAGATACTCCGTCAGTTTGGCCAAATAAGTATCAAGATAAATATTAAAAGGAAATCAAAGTAGCAGTTTATCACGACAAAAACCGTAGTTTTTGATTTAACTAAATATAAAAATATTAGGAGTCTTTATTATGTCTCAAGCAGATACATTAAAAGTAGGCCAGCTTTACAGAGAAGCTAGCATTGATAGCGCAAGTACAGGTACACCATTCACTATAGCATGTAGGGATGCTGATGGAAATTTAAATGCAGGTCTTTTTCAGGGAGTAGCAACGTCAAGTCGTTATGCCGATTTAGCTGAAAAATACGTTGCTGATGCAGTCTATGAGCCCGGAATAGTTCTTATGTTCGGTGGCGCTCACGAAGTTACTATAGCAGCAGAAGATACTGTAAGAATAGCAGGAGTTGTTTCCTTTAACCCAGGATTTATTATGAACAGCCAGTTAGAATGTGCTGTAACTCTTGGTGAACATACCGCAGTAGTTGCACTACAAGGACGAGTTCCTGTTGGTGTTTACGGCGCAGTTAAAAAGGGAGACCTTATGATCAGTGCTGGTAACGGTCGAGCCAAAGCCGCTGAAAATCCAAAACTAGGTTCAGTTATTGGAAAAGCGTTAGAAGATTTTGATGGCGAAGAAGGTGTTATTGAAATCGTAGTTGGTCGTCTATAATTTAAAGAGTCTAATATGCAAGGTAAAGATCTATCAGGAATTCATATCGAAGGCCACATAAAGATTTTTGACCCTGTATCAGAACAAGTTTTTGTTAATAAGCGTAATGCTATTCATTATGAAAATATGAGTATTGCGCTAGCAGAAAGTATTGCTGATGCTGGTCAAGGATTTATAAATTCGATGGCGTTTGGAAATGGTGGTACTACAGTTGACCCAACTGGCATCATCACCTACCTCACTCCAAACTCAATTGGTACAAACGCAAGTTTGTATAATCAAACATATTCTAAAATTGTAAATGATAGATCTTCATCTAATCTAGACCCTACACGAAACAGAATAGAAACTAGACACGTTTCTGGAAAATACTACACTGACGTGTTTGTAACTTGCTTATTAGACTACGGCGAGCCCGCAGGACAAGATGCATTTGATAACACCAGCGACAATGAAAGTAGGTTTGTATTTGATGAACTAGGACTTGTAAGTTACAGTACAACAGGAAATCCAAGATTGCTTACACATGTTATTTTCCACCCTGTGCAAAAGTCTTTGAATAGACTTATTCAAATTGACTATACAGTTCGTATACAGAGTTTAACTGGATTGAATGAGGTACAGTAATGGCTTATAATATTCCGCGTTCAGATACAGCAGCTTACCCAGATGGTGTTACAGTTGAGGATCAAACACTCGACCAAACAACCAGTATTACATTTGTAGGAAAAAATTATCCAGAATTTGCTATTCCGGTAGGAAAAAATTTCCTACATCTACTTGAAAATTTTGCAAACAAAAATTCTCCTCCTAATCCAATAGTTGGACAATTATGGTACGATACAGATTCGGACTCAACTCCACCTCGCCCTCAATTAAGATTGTTCGACGGTACAAATTGGAGAGAAGCAGGTAATATTATTAAAGCTAATACTGCTCCGGGATCAGATAAAAGTGTAACAGGCGACTTATGGGTTGATACAACTAATCAGCAACTTTATCTATATAACGGTTCTTTATGGGTGCTAGTTGGCCCTGAGTTTAAAGGCGGAACTGCATCAGGTCTCAAATCAGAAGAGATTGATGATAGAGATACTAATACTAAAAGAACTGTTCTTACATTATACATAAACGGTCTACGTGTTGCTATTATTAGCAAAGACGAATTTTTTCCTAAATCAGTTATTACTGGGTTCGAAAAAATAAAACAAGGTGTCAATTTAACTACAGAAGACTTTGATACCGATGGTACTAATTCAGTTAAATTTTGGGGAATAAGTGAAAAATCTAACTCCTTAATTGTAGGTAATGATACTGTTCCTGCTGCAAATTTTTTAAGGAACGACCAGTCTAGTACTACTAACTTTCCTTTTAATATTCGAAACGCAGCTGGTGTAAGAATTGGTGACTCGTTAGAAACTACACTTATTTCAACAACTAACAAGCAGACAATTTTAGGAAATAAAGCACTAGGTTCTTCTATTGTATTAAGAACTACAGACTTGCTTAATGCACCTAAAGATGTAATTACAATTACAGGTTTAAGTCAAATTGGTATTAACAAAAGTAACCCTGACTTTATGCCAGCGCCCTATCAGAGCGAAAGAGCTAGTTTAGATATTAATGGAAATTTATTAACAAACGGACAAATTTATACCACTGACACTACTAATTCAACATCAACAATTACTGGTAGTATTGTAACTACTGGCGGAGTAGGTGTGGCTGGTAATGCTTATGTTGGTGGAGATATCAGTGTTACAGGACATCTCACAGTAGGAACTACTCTAGGCGGTGTTGCTATTAATGCTAGAACAAACGAAGCACATGATATTGGTGCTGACTCGAGTATTGTTGGCAGCGGCAACAAACGTTTTAGAAATATCTACGCTAAAAACTATTTTGGTGATAGCTTTACAGGTAGCTTTACCGGTAATGTAACAGGTAGTATCACAGGATCTGCAGCAAGATTAGCAGCTAGTACTGTTTTTAGAATGACCGGTGATGTTAACAGTACGTTAATTCAGTTTAACGGCAGTCAACCTACACCTACTAGAACACTTACTAGAGCACAACGATCAAATTTTACTGCAAGAGTTTTCACAGGTGCAGTAGATCATCAGTTTCAAGTAAACTGGTTTATCAGTGTTTCTTGTAGCAATTCACTGTTTAGCATAACCAATCAATCTATCACAGCTATTGGACAAGATATAACTTACGGATATTGGTTTGAATATACAACAGCGACTGCCGGCACTATTGCAGCAGCAACAGTTACAGGAACAGTGACTCCGCAGTCAGGTGGCGCATTTGTTACTACCATCAGCGATGATATTATTAATTCAAAAGAACCAGTTGCTGATTCTTTAAACAGTGATTATTTCTTGGTGTACAGACCGTCTTTGTCTCCACCATTAAGAAAAATAAGCAAGACTACACTATTTCAAAATTTAGGTACAGTTCCTCCGGGCGCTGTGTTTCCTTATGCAGGGTTAACACCTCCACCAGGGTATCTGTTGTGTGACGGCAGTGAACAACGCCAGTCTTTATATCCTGAATTATTTGCTGCGATCGGGTACACTTATAAATCTCAGTCCTTATTGCAAGGTTATCAAAGTTTTGCATTACCTGATCTCAGAGGACGATTTGCCATAGGTGTTGAAAATATGGACAATAATAATACTGTCAATATTGAAACATCTGTAACTTCTGCAACACGTAACGCAATTACTACAATCAGTGCTATCTCTGTAGAGTTAGTAGTTCAGAATAGTTTAATAATTAATGGACCGTTCCAGCTGGGTAAAGTTGTATTGGGTCACGGCCTGTTAACTACCAATGCTCCAGTTGTTATTACTTCTATATCTAATAACACTCCAAGTCCTGGATTTACAACTATTATATGCAGTTGCCAACCACAGCCGGTTACATACCCGTCATTGTCAGGACTGACACTTACTTCGCTAGGAAATATTGACGGTGGTGGTGGTGCACCAGTAGTACCTAGAGTACCTTCAGCCAATGCTCCTGGAATAGTAGGTGGATCAAGACAACAGACATTAACTGTAAATCAATTACCGCAACACTCCCATGATTTAATTGGTAGTGCCGGTAATCAATATTATGCTTTGCGATTTGCAGTTGGAGCTCCTGCAGATACCGGAGCTATAACAACTAACATTAACAACTCTCTTTCAAACGCTCAATTATTACCAACAACTGGCGATATTGATGTTGTCGGAGCAGTTGGACAACCGTTTGATATTATGAACCCTTATCAAGCAATTAACTATGTTATTTTTACTGGTAGGATTATATAATGGCTTATAAGATTAATAAAACTGATGGAAGCTTATTAGCAGATATTGTTGATAATGGCCTAGACACCAGTGCTACAGATTTAACATTGATTGGCAAAAACGTAGTTGGCTACGGCGAATACATCAATGAAAATTTTGTAAAATTACTAGAAAATTTTGCTTCAACAACCGAACCAAATAATCCAATTGTAGGTCAAGTATGGTACGACACTAGCGATAACAGATTAAAGGTCTACGACGGTACAGTATTTAGAATTGGCGCAGGTCCAATAGTAAGTAACACCGCCCCAATTACTCCAGGTCAAGGAGACTTTTGGATTGATAACGTTGAGAATCAATTATATTTTTATACAGGCGTGGGACAGTATCCTGCTGGTAAAATATGGAAAGACAGTCAAGGTAAGAGCGGATTTGATGTAGTAACAGTCTCCGACAGTCAGGGTAATCAACGTACTGTTACAGCACTTTGGTCTGCTGGTAAAGTCATGGGTATCTTTAGTAAGCACGAACAGTTTACATTAGTTGGACAAATTGGAGACTTTGCTGGTGTAATTAAACCTGGATTTACACAGGGCGTGTTTAATGATCCATTAAACGTATTTAAATTTAATACACGAGCTACTAGTGCCGATGCTCTAGTTTCTGCAACCGGCACACTAATTTCTCCTGCAGATGTGTTATTAGCTACACAAAATAATACCCTGTTTGGTACACTGTCAATTCAAAATATTAATCCTTTGAAGTTAGGTGTTAACCAAGAAAATACTATTTTAGTTGATGCTGCTACTTTTAGATTACAAAGTAACAGAAATGGCCAAGACATTAAGATTACTACACTTAATGCAGGCACACAATATGATGCTATTTCTATTGATGCAAGTTCTCAGTACCTAGGCGTGTTTAAAACAGTTCCTACCGCTACATTGCATGTTGGTGGTGATGCTAGGATTGACGGCAATCTTACAGTAACAGGTTCAACAACATCTATTACCACTAATGATTTAATTGTAAAAGATAAAAATATAATTTTAGCTGATGGAAATACTGATAGTGCTTTAGTCGACCTTGGTGGCATTGTTCTAAAAGGTGGAAATTTAATAGACGGTCCTATCAATCATGAATTAGTTTATAACTATACTGAAAGATCTTGGCATAGCTCAGAACATTTTAATGTTGCAGATACTAAAGAATACAGAATTAATGATGTAACAGTTCTTTCAGCAAACGTAATTGCTAATAGCATTACAAAAGCGGCAGGTTTTGGTATTACTGGTATTACCTCAGCTCCGGTGAGCAACGGATTTGTCAGCGATTTAGTTGACACAGGTTCTCAAATTTATACCTATAATATTACAGGATTAAGTTCTACTACTCAGTTTGTTGTTGGATCGTATATCACAGCTGACAGCGGTGGAGGTAATCTTGGTACAAATAACTATCATATAGTTACTGCAAAGACTAGTTCAACATTAGCAGTAACTGCCACTGGCGGAACAGTACCAGCAGAAGGCAACATTAACAATGTAAGAACTATTGGTATTAAAACTATCCATACTGCTAACCTTACAATTACAGATGACAAGATTTATTCTCGAGGCGACTTACAGCTTCTTCCTAGCACAGGACAAGTTGACTTACTAGGTTCTAAAGTTGTAGGCTCTGGCGTTATTACTATTGGCGGCGATACGGACGATACATTAGTTACTAAAAAGTATGTTGACGATTTTAATCGCCCTTGGATTTCTCAATCAGCCGATTATGAACTAGTTGTTTCTGATAGAATTTTAGCTAGAACAAGAAGTACAGGAGGTAGAGATTTTGTTCTACCAAGAGATTCTTTACGAGCAATTGGTAGTACTGTAAGAATTGTTGATGCTGATTCGGCATTTGACACAGACAATTTACGATTAATTCGATATAGAGATTATGACCCTGGGACCATCAGAGGCGTATCACCGAACGTTACAGTTCCATTTTCAAAATTAAATTTAGCTACAACAACTGATTCTATTTCAGGCGCTGGCCTTACTATTGATCTAGACATTAGTGTAGTTGGAATTTACTCTGAAGTTAATATTAATATTGATCCTAATAATCACGGTTATGCTTATAGAACTAACGACACAATAACCATTGACGGAGCACTAATTGATCCTGTAAGCGGCGTAAGTGGTGGGTTTAAAGACTATGTATTAGTGTCTGCAACTAACCCTTCTCCGGGCGTAACACGAGTTACAGTTGATAAAGTTACATATCCTAACTTTTTAACCGATCATCCAACTCCTGTCGGTGTTACATTTACCGGCGAATCAACGGTACTTACACCAACTAACTTTGTTGACACAGGCAGCGCATTTAGATTTGATGTAAGCGGCACATACAGTTTTGCACCTGGACTGGCATTTACTATGTATGATGGTAACGACCTGTCATTCAAACTAGTATTAGATATGTTGTTAGGTGCAGACGACGATGTTATCTTAAATGAAAAAGATACCGCACTTGGATTCATTTATACTGGCGGATCAATTGGTTGGAAATATTTAGAAACTCTTCCATTGCCTAACACAATTTTAGTAGACGTTGTAGGTAATTTAAGAGGTAACATGCTGTCAACAAACACGGGCGGAACAGTAATTAGTACTGTTGGTCCTGTGGCACAGTTTGTGGGTAATTTAAGTGGCGCAGTAACTGGATCACTAACAGGTAGTGTATCTGGAAACCTTACAGGAAATGTACTGACACCAGCACAGCCAAATATTACTAGTTTAGGAACGCTAACGAGTCTAACAGTATCGGGCGGTATTAACGGTAATTTATCAGGTAACGTATCAGGTAACGTAACAGGAAATATTACAAATCCAGCATTGAATGTAACAGGAACTAGCACACTTAATCTTATTTCTGGCACCAATGCTATTACTATTCGTTCTGGAGGATCCGGTCTTCGAATAAGTGCATTTGATAATACCAGCGTACAAGAACAGTACGTGATGCAGGTTACACCTGGTGCTGCATTTGGGCTACGACCTACTACTAATTTATTCGGTGATATTGTTATTTCTAACACTAGCACAAGTAATATTAGCGGTTCTAGTTTTAGATTACCAACTTATACAAATGCACAATTAGCGGCTAGAGTGTTTAATTTCTTAAATTATGGGGAATTAATTTACAATAGCGATGCTAATAGAGTTCAAGCCTATGTTGCTCCGGGCTCGTGGGTAGATCTGCACTAATGCAGTAAGATATAAATATATAAGATTAAGAGGTTAAAAGATGGCATATACCATAGATAAGTATAACGGAACTACTGTAGCTGTTGTTGAAGACGGAACTATCGATAGTACGTTAGATATTAAGCTTATAGGAAAAAATTACGCTGGCTACGGAGAAGCGCAAAATGAAAATCTAGTACACATGCTAGAAAATTTTGCCGGTCCTAGTGCTCCTCCGCGTCCTATAAACGGACAAATGTGGTACGACAGCTCTGCTAAAAAGATTAAATTTTATGATCAGAGCACTACTAAATGGAAAACTAGTGGCGGCTCAGAATCCAGTAGCAGCGAACCAACAGGGTTAAGTTCTGGTGATTTTTGGTTTGATACTGCTAATAATCAGCTGTTTGTGTACAATGGGACTAGTTTTGTACTAGTAGGTCCACAGGGATTATCAGGCGTTGGCACAACACAATTAAAATCAATTAAAGTATATGACACATCTAATAATCCATATGCTGTAATTGCTGCCTTTGTAGACGGCAAAGTAGCGTATACTATTTCTATGTCCAGCGAGTATACACTCAACACAGCTAGCCAAGATATTTTAAACGTAGGAAACGCAGGCGCTTTCACTGCAATTAAGAAAGGTATTACACTGGCTAACTTACAGCCTGAAGACGTAAGTCCGGGTGGCCCAGTACCTTCCATTGCATTTTGGGGTACTGCTAGTGCTTCTAGAAGATTAGTTAACAGCGCCGGTCAAACAAGAACCGCTGACGACTTTATTGAAAAAGGCACAGGTACAACTTCTTTTATTGGTCCACCAAATATTAATGTTAAGTTTGGTGACGTAGGTTATACTCTAGGTAACGATGATGATTTAGAAGTTAAAGTTTCAAGTAATGATGTAATTATTGAAAGAAAAACTTTAAATCAAGGTATTGACGTAAGATTAGCTGATAATACACAGCCTAGTAACCTTACTAAATTTAGATTCATAACAGCTTCACAAGCATCAGCAGCACCTTATACTGGACTAACTGCTCCAGCATTAGTTCCAGACGTTGCAGGAAATACTAATCTCGGAGCTCCTGGCGCAGTTTTTAACAAAGTTTATGCTAATGAGTTTGTTGGAACAACTACAAGAGCAGATGAATTAAAAGTTGGAGCAAACTATAGATCCGCTGCTGTTGATTCTGCAGGAGTTGGAACAGTTAACACAGTTGCAGTAAGAGATTCTTCAGGCAGACTTTGTGCTGCTGGATTTTTAGGCAATGCAACTTCAGCTACTACAGCAGTAACAGCTACTCAAGCTAACACATTATTGGTTGGTGCAAATTACAGATCAACTGCAATAGACACAGCCAGCAGTGGAACACCGTTTACGGTTCCTTGCAGAGACAGTGCTGGAAACCTTAATGCTGTACTATTCCAAGGTACTGCTACCAGTGCATTGTTTGCTGACTTGGCAGAAAAATATCTAGCTGATGATGAATATGAAGTAGGAACAGTAATGACTGTCGGCGGCGACGCTGAAGTTACAGCCTGTAGATTTGGTGACAGAGCATTTGGTGCAGTGAGTGCAAATCCTGCATATATGATGAATGCTGGTCTAGAAGGTGGTACTTATGTAGCTCTTAAAGGTCGTGTTCCTGTAAAAGTTATTGGATCTGTAAAGAAAGGCGACAAATTAGTAGCAGCAGGAAATGGATATGCAGGTGCAGCTAGAAATGTTTTAAGAAACACAGCTATATTAGCCGGCAATTTTCCAGATACGTTTGCTATAGCTTTAGAAACCAACGACTCTGAAGATGTAAAACTAGTTGAAGCAATAATATTGTAAGGAACATAAAATGGCAGGATCAGGAACAAGAGCAACGGCTCAAGATTATAATAATATCCAGGCTGTGATCTCATCAGTAATGGGGATTGGCACTGGTACGACAGGTTATGGTCAACCAATTGCAAGTAGCCCAGTGAGTCAAAGTACTACAATGACTTCTACTCAATGGGACCAGTTAAGGGACGATCTTACTAAAGCAAGGGTACATCAAACTAACACTGGAGTTTCTACTGCTAGTACTACCATTGGAAGCCCATGGCAGACCTTATTTGATGTTACACCGTCAACTGTGGTACAAGAAGCTATTCGACTCCAATACCAAGACTTTGCAGATAATGGTGTAAATGCTAACCGAGCAGTGGTTGCAGCAGCACAAACTACTTCGGGTGTATCTTTAACATCAACAACTAGGGGTACAAATTGGGGTACATCAGCTTTAGGGGCTAGCATTACACATACCGTCACCCTGACATTTGCAGGTTACACTTCAGGAAGTCTTACAGTACCAGCAGCAGATCATATTCGTTGTTTCTTTAACGCTGGCGGATCAATTCAGATTACTGCTTCTAGAACAGGTGCTGCCGCAACTACCAAAGACACAGATTGGACTAATATGTTAAGCGGCTTTGGTACTCTTAACTTTAGAGCATCTAGCACAAACATCACCGGGGGAGTTAATGCTGGCGGTAGCGTAGGATCTGCTGTAGGTTTTCAAACATTGACCATTGGCGCCGCAGCCAGTAATATCCTTACTCAATCTTCTAGCGTAACACAATATGCTGAAAATCGATATTTGGTTGGTGTAAGCAGACCTACTGCTAACACGTTGGCATTTACTATAACTTTCACCGATAATGATGCTGGCGATCAAACAGGATTAGGACCACCAGTTGACGAGCCAGTTACTGGAACTATAACTAGTTCTTGCCTATGTACAAGACCGTCGGGTGCTAACGTAGATGTTCCTGCACCAACTGGCTCTGCTACAGCACTTTAATACCAGTTTCTACAATATACTTGACAATTTTTAGATAAAATAGTATAATAACTATTAAATCTAGGAGTTGTCATGGATCCAATCGTCCAAAAAGCCTTTGACGTAGCCAATTATATGACTACGTTGTCAAATCAAAAACACATACTCAAAGAAGAATTTCTTCAAAACTTGATCCATTATCAAAACGGTGGAACATTTACTGTAACTCGCGACCTTATAAATTTTGTTAAAACACTAACGGATCTAGGCTATGATGAGGATATGGTATTGATTGATGATAATCATACTCCGATAAGCATTGAAAATCTTAAAAATTTTTTAGAAACACTGATAGTAATTTATCAAAGTTCTATTAATGAGTATTACACCAAGTACTCACAACTTAAGAACAGTAGATCAGTGGAGACTCTAGTAAAATGACCAACGGAGTAGTGTTGTTTGCCTATAATAATCAAGAAATTGATTACGCACAACTGGCTTGGTTCGCCGCAAAGAAGGTAACACAATTTTTAGAAGTTCCTGTGACAGTCATAACAGATGATAAAACTATCTTTGACAAGTTAGATATTTCAGTGTTTGATAAAATTATAGAGTTAGACCAAGAAGAGCAGGCCAATTCAAAGTACTTTTACGACGGTGCAAATAAGAGTGTTAAACTTCCTTGGAAAAATAGTACACGTTATAGTGTGTTCGATCTTACTCCATACGAGAACACACTGGTAATTGATTCAGATTATATTGTAAATTCAAAAACATTAAGCTATTGCTGGGATCAACCTCATGACTTTTTAATTTATCAACAAGGGTTTGATCTAGCGCAATGGCGTGATGTTTCTGAATTTACCACAATAGGTGAGCACAGTATTCCTTTTTACTGGGCCACAGTTTTCTTCTTTAAGAAAACAGCAAATACAAAATTATTGTTTGCACTAGTCAAGCATATTAAGGAAAACTGGACCTATTATAAGTTAGTGTATCAAATACACAGTACTAATTTTAGGAATGACTATGCATTTAGTATTGCTATACACATGCTCAATGGATTTACTCTAGGAACATTTGCACATCAATTACCTGGCAAACTATTTTACATACGAGATTCTGATATTCTTTTTGGAATTGAAGATTCTGTAATGAAGTTTTTAGTTCAGAAAGAAGGATACTCTTCAGATTTTACCCCAGTTAAGACATCAACAGTTGATGTTCATGTAATGAACAAGTATAGTTTATTAAGGCAGATTAACAATGTCTAATGGTCATATTTTTGTAGCACAAAATTCTAATGTTGATTACGTAAGACAGGCTTACGCTTTGGCGTTAAGTATTAAAAAGAACAACAAGTTATATCGTGAAACATGTTTAGTCACTAATAACGAAGTACCTGAATCGTATAGACATGCGTTCGATCACATACTGCCAATTCCCTGGGGCGACGATGCAGAAGGGTCATCTTGGAAAATTGAAAATCGATGGAAAGTAATACACATAAGTCCATTTGTTGAAAATATTGTCTATGACACTGACATGCTATTGCTAAACAGCAATGATCATTGGTGGAAATATCTTGAACAAAAAGATTTATTTTTTACTTCGAATGTATTAGATTATCGAGGAAATATTATTAACAACGATTATTATAGAAAAACGTTTACTGCTAATAATCTAGTTAACACTTACACTGGTGCGTTTTATTTTAAAAAGATTGATAGAACATATGAATTTTTTAAATGGTTAGAAATTATTATTGACCAGTGGAGAAAATTTTACCCGCTACATCTTAAAAATTCTCCACAGACATTTTGCAGTATGGATGTAAGTGTAGCATTAGCTCTTAAGTTTATGGGCTGTGAAGAACAATTTACTACCAAAGATACACTAGTACCAAGCTTTACACATATGAAACCAGCAATACAAGGCTGGAAAAATATTCCTAACAAATGGACATCGGCTATATCTTCTTATTTCAGTGATGACGGTAATTTAAAAGTTGGAAACTTTCAACAGCACGGACTATTTCATTATGTAGAAGATGAATTTCTTACTGATGACATAATTAAAAAATTGGAAAACTTATGAGCAGAAAAGACCGTTTAACTTCCGGAACAGTATATAATTCTTTTTATGTTCATTACGATAATGAAGGTACTGTTCATTCATTAAGTAACGTCAAAGAAGACAACTATAAAATATTTGAAATTGATCTATTTTTAATAGATGATTTTATTAATGGTAAAAAAGATTTTAGAAAATATAATATAGAATATTTTTATAATTTAAGCAAAGGCATCACAATTTCAGAAAATGATACAGTAGAGTATAGTAAACCTTTATTTCAAATCTTGCCAGTAACCTTACACACCGATGATAATGTTGTTCTTGAACACAGTATAGATGACAGTAAATGGACAGTATATTTTAATGAAGAAGCACTAGAAAAAATAGAAGTATTGCCGCCTATTACATTTTATATTTGCAAAAAAGATGATCCTCATTACCTATATAGATACTTTACAATTGATGTTGACAACATAGTTGATGGTAAAATAGATTATAGTTTTGAAAGTGATCACGAACAACAGTTTTCTCAGATAAGTGTAGCAACATTAAAAAGATTTCCTAATTACGGAATTAAGGAAAAAGCATGAGTAATAAAATTAAAGTTATTGATCAAGACATTGTATTCTTAAGTTATGACGAGCCTAATGCAGAAAAAAATTATGCAGACTTATTAAAAAAAGTCCCATGGGCTAAACGTGTACATGGAGTTAAAGGCAGCGACGCCGCACATAAAGCCGGCAGGACGAGTACACGTTAATCATCTTATGTATGGTAACGGTGGCCTTAAGATGTGGACACGTAAGTTTGTTAACGATATGAAAACACACGAAAATTCAGACCCTACAGATCATAAAGGTCTAGTAGAGTTTTGTTTTGATCATAGATATCATCAGTTTAATACAAACTACAGCGAAAGTTACACCAATGCCACACCGTTCCAAGCATGGCGGGCAGGTTTCCGTGAAGGTGTTAAAATGTCACTGGACCAAGGCGCTAAAGTTACTGATATGAAAAAACAAGTTTGGTGGGAAAACTACTACAGATTAATAACATGGTGCTCAGTTGGGCGAGATGTTGACAACGGCTTGTACAGTATGCTAGGTGCTAGAGAAGGTTGTTATATGACTAACTGCACTGATTGGGAATATGCCAATGTGAGAGATTTTGAATATTTGACTGATTATTGGAAAGAACATTGGGCAGATAAAACTGTTGATCATGCAGAAGAAAAAATTAAATTTTACGGACAAGAAATTAAACAAACTCATGGACTTGAAATTGCTGACCTTGATGCAGACGGTTCCGTTTACTACAAAAAAATGCAAGATGCACTGAGAAAGTATTTTAAATGAACGAACAAGAAAAGATCAAAACAATTAAGATAAAAGTAGAGAATGAAGTAAGTCCTACATTCTGTCTTGCCAAATGGCATCATGTGACTATGTACTTACAAACAGGTGAAACACACAGTTGTTATCATCCTGCTCCTCATAAGATCCCTTTAATTGAAGTATTTGATAATCCTAGTGCGTTACACAATACCGATCACAAAAAACAAGAACGCAAGATGATGCTAGAGGGTAAGAAGCCTGACGGTTGTCAATATTGCTGGAACATAGAAGCCATGGGTCCTGAATATATCAGTGATCGCCATATTCGTAATGCCAGTATTTTTACAGAAGAACGCTACGAACAAACAGCTAAAGGTGCATGGGATCAAAATATTAATCCTGAATATATCGAGATTAATTTTGGTAACGAATGTAATTTTAAATGCGGATACTGTCATCCCAAATATAGTACAAGATTCTTCAACGAAATTAAAGAACATGGCCCAGTAACCACAGTTAAGAATCATCGATGTGACATTGATTGGATGAAGTTATACAGTCGTGAAGAAGATAATCCGTATGTGGATGCATTTTGGCGTTGGTGGCCAGAACTGCGTAAGACATTAAACATTATGCGAGTTACAGGCGGTGAACCCCTAATGCACGTGAGCACATGGCGATTACTTGACAAGATTAACAAAGATCCTATGCCTTGGCTAGAACTTAATGTTAATAGTAATCTTGGAGTTAAGACCGGGTTAGTTGATAGATTATCTACAGAAGTAGAAGAACTTAAAGTCAATAACAAAATTAGAAATTTTAAATTGTTTACTAGTATGGACACATGGGGACCTCGTGCTGAATATATTCGCACAGGACTTGACTTAACAGTATGGGAAGAAAACTTTCACACTTATCTTACAAAGACAACTAGTCCTATTACTTTTATGATTACATTTAATATTTTAAGTGTTACAACATTTAAATCCTTACTAGAAAAAATGTTAGAATGGCGCAAACAGTACGGATGGTATGATGACAAAAAAGAACATCGTGTACGTTTCGATACTCCATATCTTCGAGATCCTCTTCAATATGACATGAATCTATTACCTAAACAAGAATTCATGCCTTACATGAAAGACAGTTTAAAGTTCATGGAAGACAATGTAGATGATAATGCCAGTGACAAATTTACCAGCGTTGAATATGAAAAATTTAAACGTGTAGTGGACTACATGGAGAATACAAATCATTCTCGTGAAAAACTAATTGAAGGACGTAAAGATTTCTTCAATTGGTTTAGTGCCATGGACAGTAGACGAGACACTAGCTTTTTACAAGTGTTTCCAGAAATGGAAAGTTTTTATAAACTATGCGAAATTGCCAATGAACAATATAGATAAAGATTTTTTACTTAATGAGAGCAAAGTATTTTGCATGTTTCCGTGGATGCACTTAAATGTAACTCCCAAAGGTGACATCTATCCTTGCTGTAGTAATAACTACACAACTCCATTTGGTAATACAAAACAAACAACATTAAAAGATGCCTTTAACAATGACAAGATGAAAACTATTCGTCTTAATATGTTAAATGAGAAAAAGAGCGAGATCTGCAATTTTTGTTATAAACACGAAGAAGCTGGCCCCCATAGTTTTAGAAATTATAGTAAAGAACACTGGGGTAAAGATTTTGATGAACTAGTGCCACAGACGCAAGAAGACGGTACTATGCCTGACTTCAAGATGAAATATTACGACATACGTTTTAGTAATATTTGTAACTTTAAATGTCGTACCTGTGGTGCAGAGTTTAGCAGTCAGTGGGCCGCTGAACAGCGAGCTAATTTTGATCCTAAACATCCTATAATCATCCATGCTGACGATGGCAAAGGCGATTTGCTTAATGAAGTTTTAACACACATTGAACATATTGATCTAGCATACTTTGCTGGCGGCGAACCATTGATCACAGACGAGCATTATACAATCCTTGAAGAAATGATTCGCAAGGGTAGAACAGATGTGACACTGCGTTATAATACCAACGCCAGTAACATCAAATATAAAAATCATGACATTCTTGATCTGTGGAAACATTTCAAACGTGTTGAATTAAGTTGCTCAATTGATCATTACGGTGAACGAGCAGAATGGCTACGTCACGGTACAGATTGGGGGAAAGTGGAAAGTAATTTGCTTACTTTTAGACAATTAGATTACGTACATTTTCAAATAAACACAGTATTCAGTATTTTTAATTATTTGACCATTGGCGACTTTTACAATTATCTTAAAGAAAAAAATATTGTAAGATTAGAAGACTGGTATCATAGCCTGTATCTTGCTGTGCATCCTAGTTACTATTCTGCTAAAAGTATGCCAAAAATTTTAAAAGCCTCTGCAAAAGAAAACGCAGAAAAATTTATATCGTCTAACGGCCCTGAATGGATACTGTTAAACAACCTCGTAACAGATGCAGTTAAATTTGCAGACGAAAGTGATACTTGGGACGAAAATAAAAAGACATTTTTTATGCATGTCTTGTCAACTGATAAGATTAGAGGTGAGAGTTTTATTAAAACTTTCCCAGAATTAAATAGACTTATGAATCTAACGGAGTAAGAATGAAAAACGTAAAAGACCTTGTTGAAAATGGAAAACATTTTTGTATACTGCCGTGGATTCACTTTCACGCTTGGCCAGATCGTAGAGTAATGCCGTGCTGTGTAGCTGATAGTAATAAGCCAGTGGGCGAAATTAAATCAAACGAATCTGTACTAGAAATGATGAACAGTGATGATTATAAGAAAATGCGTCTAAACATGCTCAACGACGAACCTGTTGAAGCATGCCAACGATGCTACGATCTTGAAAAATTAGGCACGTGGACTATGCGTCAGAGTCATAATAAACGCAGAGGTCTTGACTTTGTTGATATTGTGGAAGATACTAATGACGATGGCAGCTTAAACGAATTTAAATTAAAATATATGGATATTCGTTTTAGCAATCTATGTAATATGAAATGCCGTAGTTGCGGACCAAGTTGCTCTAGCCTATGGGCACAGGAATTTATTGAACATAAAGGTGTTGAAGTTTTAGACAAGCATTTTAATATGACTAAAATGGTAGTCAGTAACAACGATGATCAAATGTTAATGACTAAACTCAAACCGTATCTCAAAGATGTAGTAGAAGTTTACTTTGCCGGTGGAGAAATTATCATTACTCCCGAGCATTATGAATGTTTAGATTACTGGATTGAAACTGGAGTAAATGAAACTATTGAATTAAGTTACACGACAAATTTCAGCAGTCTTAAATTTAAAGATAAAGATCTAATTGAGTATTGGAAAAAGTTCCCTAATCTAATTATTTGGGCCAGTCTTGACGGCATGGGAGATCATGCTGAATTGATTCGCAAAGGCACTGACTGGGAAAGAACTGAGAAAAATTTACGCGAATTAAAAGCACTAGTACCACATGCACAGTTCCAAATAACACCAACAATCAGTATATGGAATGTGTTCCAGTTTCCTAAATTCTTTGACTATCTTATAGACAATGAGTTAATTGATAAAAACACCGCACCTAGATTTAATCTTGCTACTAGCCCGTGGTATTCAAATATCATGATTCTTCCTGAATTTTCAAAAGAAAAACTAGGCAGACTTTACAGAGAATACATTCACAAATATTCGTACAATCCTCACATTAGTAATGGATTTAAAATGATAAGTCAGAATTTAAAAAGCGGTGATCCTAACAAAGGCGGCATACAAGAGTTTATTAAATTCAATGACGAATTAGACAGTGTACGCAATGAAAGTATTTTAGATGTAATTCCTGAATTAAAAGAGGTTTATAGATGGGCAAAAAGTTAATAGCAATTACAGCCCCTGAGCCGTATTTGGCAGTTACATGGCAAGTTAATAATTTTTGTAATTTTAAATGTAGTTACTGTAATCCAGGCAATTGGGGCGGCAGTCATAGGAATGATGATAACCTAGATGTTTATATTAAAAATTTAGAAATCATTATTGAAAGATATAAAAAAGTAGGATACAAACATTATAAGTTTTTCTTCTCTGGCGGAGAACCTACTGCTTGGAAAAATTTCATTCCTATCTGCGAATGGCTACGAGAAAAATTGCCAGACTGCACATTAGCAGTTAATACTAATTTAAGTCGTCCGTTAGCATGGTGGGAAAAACACTATCATTTGTTTGATGATATTGTTGCCAGTTTCCATGTTGAATTTTCTGACAAAGAAAAATATAAAGAAAACAATATTTTTCTCTGTGACAAAGTAAACTATCTTTGTACAAAGATGTTGATGCACGAAGAACGATTCTGGGAAGTTGTAGAGTACGGCAATCACTTAAAAGAAGTTATGCCTAACTACTTTATCGAATGGACACCGTTATTTGATGAAATGAGTGTTAATGCAGGTCCTTGGCAATATAAAGATCCTGAAAAGAAAACGTTCATTGATACACATAACGTAGAAATGAATTTTACATTACCTAAACCTTACAAAGAAAGTAAAGCAGTTAGTTTTAACAAATACGACGATCAGTCTAAATCAGCTACTAACAGTAATGAAATTATTGTTAACGGAGAAAATTTCTTTAAAGGCTGGCTGTGCAATGTAGGAGATGCTATTTTTATTAATCCTACTGGAGAAGTCAGTTTAGCTAGTTGCGGGCAAGGTGACAAGGTAGGACACATATTACAGGACATAAGTTCAGTTGGCCCTAAAAAAATTATCTGCGGCAAAGAACATTGTCATTGCGGTACTGATATTATTATTCCAAAATTTGAAATGATTTAAATGTCTATTATAAACGACAACAATACTCCTTACATTGGTTGGAACAGCGAAATTTCTATGAGAGATGTAACTGTGTTACCACAACTGCGAAAGTTTAACGATGCACAATATTTTTGTGTTGACTTTATGCTCGGCGATGGGCTAGAACATTTAAACAAAGTAGTACCTTCAAGTATACTAATTTCAATCCGCCGCGGACGAATTAAGTTAATTTTAAACAACAGCCATGAAGCATTTCATTCAGTTGTTGACGGTGTTTATAAATTTGTTGTTATTAAATTTAAAATTCCTGAAGAACAAATATTATTATTAAGTGAATCTGCTGATATAAAAAATGAAATTGATATAGTAGCTAAAAAATATAACTGTAAACCTATTGCAGCTGAATGGTCTAGAGTTTTTGAAATTTCTACTAAAAATGACATAACTAGTATGGGTTATGTTTTTCCAGATACACTTAAAACAAAAAATTATCCTAAAAAATTTTTAAACTTAAACAGAAGATGGAGACTACATCGTCCTGCTCTGGTAGCATTTTTAACTGCTAGAAATTTATTAGATTACGGACATGTAAGTCTAGCCAGCTCAGATGACAATAGAGATTGGAATAAAGTTTGGACAGACATTTTAGATATTCATAGAAATCACTATACAGAATTAGAACTGTTAAAAAATAATGAAGATAAAATTTTATCGTTGCCAGAGTTATTTGTAGATAGAACAGACATGGAAATTAACCATGTTAACCTATTACAAAGCACTACTAAATTTTATGAAGAAACTTATTTTAGTGTAGTAAGTGAGACAAATTATTATGACTTCCTAGAAAAGGGAAGATTTTTAAGTGAAAAGCTTTTTAAACCAATTGCAAATTTTCATCCTTTTATAATTGTAAGTAGACCTAGAAGTTTAGAAGCAATTAGATCTATAGGTTATAAAACATTTCATCCTTATATTAATGAAGCATATGATCTCATTGAAGATGATGTAAAACGAATGATAGCTGTAGTAGATGAAATTGAACGCCTATCTAAATTAAACACAACTGAACTAGCAGAATTTTTAGATTTTTCTAGATCTGTATGTAAATATAACTTTGATATGTTGCTTTCAAAATCAACATTCACAACACAATTATGATAACTTTAAAAAAATACAAAAGATTAATCACAGTCGGATGCAGCTTTACAAAGTATATTTGGCCGACTTGGGCAGATATTCTTGCACATACAATGCCAGACACTGAATTTATTAATTTAGGAAAATCTGGTGCAGGCAATCCTTTTATTTCTTATAAAGTTTCCGAAGGTAACACTAGATTAAATTATACAGAAGATGATTTAGTTGTAGTGATGTGGACAACTTTTTGTAGAGAAGATAGATATCTAAATGACCACTGGCAAACTCCGGGTAACATTTATACTCAACAATTTTATCCTGAAAGTTTTGTTAAAAAATTTGCCGATACAAAAGGATATATTATAAGAGATTTAAATATAGTAAGTTTAACTAAAGGTTTTCTCGATAGCTTACCGTGTGATTATATTTTTCTTACCAGTGTTCCTTGGAACTATCAAAATGATGAAACACGAGACATTGGAAAAATATTAAATTTATATAAACCAGTAACAGATATATGCTTGCCTAATGTATTCCAAACAGAAATGCACAGTTATTGGGATCACGGACATGTTTACGAGCACCCTAATCACGGAGTAATGTTTCAAGATTACCATCCATCCCCAGTAAGATACTACAGTTACTTAAAAAAAGTGGGATTTGAAATACCACAAGAAACTTACAAGTATGCTGTAAGATCTACTAAACTGTTAAAAGCCTGTGCAACATCGGATGATATACATCGTACTTTTAATTTGGACGCAAACGATTCTCCAGTCGTAATGGATAAAGAAATAAAGATAGACTGGTTTTAACTTAATAAATAGTTTTTTGAGGAATATACATGACTAAAGTTGCTATGATTGGCGTTGGGAAACTTGGGCAAGATTGCGCCGAAGTAATGGCAGAACACTACCAAGTAGTGGGCTATGATGTTGAGCCTAGGACACCTGCTTTTCTTATGATGTCTTCAATAAAGGAAGCAGTAGAAAACAGTAGTTTTATTTTTATTGCAGCACCAACTCCGCACGATCCTATGTACGGGGGAGAAACGCCAACAAGCCATTTGCCAAATAAAGACTTTGATTACACTATTGTTAAAAATATTTTACAAGAAGTTAACAAACATGTTAACAAAAAACAATTAGTTGTTTTAATCAGCACAGTTTTACCTGGCACAGTAAGATCGCAACTAGAACCCTTAATAACTAATGCTCGATTTATCTATAACCCCTATCTTATTGCAATGGGNNNGAAGTTGGAACTTGGGACGAAGCAGAATCAATTAAGATTTTTTATAATACATTTATCAGTACTAAATTAGCATTAGTTAACATGATACAAGATGTTGCTGAAACAAATGGTAATATCAATGTCGATGTAGTAACTGACGCCTTGGCAAAAAGTTCGTATCGCATTATGGGTCCTGCATACATGAAAGCGGGATTAGGTGATGGGGGCGCATGCCATCCTAGAGATAATATAGCATTAAGATATCTAGCAGATAAACTTGATCTAGGCTATGATTTGTTTGATGCTATTATGACAGCTAGAGAAGTACAATCAGAACGTATTGCTAAAAAATGTATTTCCTACGGCAAAAATATTACCATAGTAGGTAAAGCATACAAGCCGGGAGTACACTATACTAATGGAAGTCCTAGTCTGTTGGTAGGACATTACATTGAAAAACTAGGCGGTACTGTAAATTATTATGATGTGCATACTAACGATCTAGATCTTAAACCTGAGTGGACTGAAGTTTACCTTATCGGGTATTGGGACAAATGGGTAAATCACGTGGTATTCCCTACAGGTTCTATAGTAATAGACCCTTGGCGAAAATTAAAAACTGTTGATGGCGCCAACTTTGAAGTAATACATTACGGTAATTCTCGTCAAAAAAAAAATTAATTTTAGATCAACAGACCGTTGGTCATAACATTGAATTTCTAACAGATGTAATCGGTATCATTGGCCGAGAAACATTTTACGTTTATGCCGGAACATATTCTCATTGTTCTTTTCCTAAAATGGATACAGAGCCAATAACAGATTCTATTAAAGCAGCAATTAAAGACGGTTATAAAATAATTCTATTTGACAATATAAACGAAGCAGTTTATTTTGATCATATAAGAAAAATTCATCGAATTATTAGACAGATAAATGATTATAGTGTTTCCTATGTATATCTAACTTCAGCTCATTCAAAAAAAATCTAAATTATTTTGCTGTCTTAACAAACAGTTAAGAGAACATCGAGCACGTATTTTTTATAAAATACTTGACGACAATTTTTTAGAAAAAACTTACTCATCTTTTGAATACGGTCTAGATGTAATACAACGATTATCAGGACTGTCGGAGTACAAAAGAATGTGGAAATTGTTCACGAGATATCAAGATATATTTCCCTTACGTCTTAATGTACCAGACGATCGATACAATCCAATTGATGTAAGACTTGAAGATTTAACTTATCACAGCGATAGTTATTTTAGTTTAGTTACTGAAACTTTATTTTTTCAAGACCATAATGATTTTTTTCCGTTTATAGATGCCGGAGATTCTGTATTTTTAACAGAAAAAACATTTAGACCAATCGCACTAAAGCACCCTTTTATTTTAGCATCAAGACCATTTTCTTTACAGTATTTAAAAAAGCTAGGATATAAAACTTTTAGTCCTTTGATTGACGAAAGTTATGACAGTGAACTTGACGATCATTTAAGATTAGAAATGATTTGGAAAGAAGTCCTACGTCTATGTGATTTTACAGATGATCATTGGATTAAATGGCAGACGGATATCAAAGATATCCTTGATCATAATTATCGAGTATTAATGGAAAAAACTCAGTATCGTTTAGATCAGACCGGAGTTTAGAAAAAAAACGGTTAAAATTAAAACTGTTAAATATTTGATAGGAGAATTATATTGGATTTTAATCTACAAGGACTTGCTAAAAAAGAAGTAGTCCTCCCCGAAAAGCCGCCAGAAGATCTAGCAGACGCACGTCATATGTCTATGATGAAGGCGATTGCTCCCTATGCAAAACCAACAGTACAGAAAAATCTCACTCCTGTTTATGTAGACTACAAAACTAGAAACACTAAACTAGTATTGGTATTATGTCCAGAATGGAGTCCTTATATGCCGCCATTTAGTCTTGCTAGATTAAGTGGTGTAGCCAAGAGTGCAGGATATGAAACTCTTATTATGGATCTTAATGTTAAGGCATATCGTGCCCATCAAGAAGATTGGATCCCTAACAACAAACTACCATTTAGACTATGGGATCCTGCAGCCAGTTGGCACTGGCTAGGTGAAACCTATATGAAAGACATACATCCTGTATTAGAACCAATTCTTGAACAGGCAATACAAGAAATAATAGAAATGAATCCTCAAGTAGTAGGGTTTTCTATGTACTATATCAGCGAAGAACCTACAAAGTGGATGGCGCAAGAATTAAAGCGCAGAGCACCGCATATGACTTTAGTCTTTACGATCTACCCAACGGTGTTAACACAGAAATTAGTCGAGGTTGTACAGCTAAATGTACATTCTGCGAAGAAACACACTTTTGGAAATATCGTCAGCGTCAGTCAGTCGATCTTATTTCTGAAATAGAATGGCTTTACTACAATAAAGGTGTTGATGTTATTTGGTTCATTGATAGTCTTGTTAACGGCAATTTAAAAGAACTACGTGCATTTTGTAAAGCAGTTGAAGCTAAAGGTCTTAAAATTAATTGGACAGGTTATGCTCGTTGTGATGGCCGCATGGATCTAGAGTATTTTAAAGATCTAAAAGCCGGAGGCTGCATTATGCTAAACTACGGTATTGAAAGCGGCAGTCAAAGCGTATTAGACGACATGGCCAAAGGTGTTACTATTGCAGAAATGGAACAGAACTTCCGCGATGGTAAGGAAGTTGGTATCTATGCTGCTACAAACTGGATCGTAGGATTCCCTACAGAAACGCTACAAGACTTTGCTGATAGCATGACTCTGTTGTGGCGTATGCGTGACATGAATATCAACAATGTTGGCGCCGGTGTAGGCTACGGTCTAGGACCGGAAACTATTGTTGGGCAGAATACACATAAGTTTAATATCAGCGCACAAAAATATCAAGGACATTGGATCACTAGTGATTTTACCAAAGGTGGTACACATGTTATGACCAGAGTAAAGACACTCCATATGTTCCTAGATTTAATGACGGGATGTACTGAAGTACCTTTTGGATACCCTGTAAGATTTAATCTAGCTAAAGAGCACTATAAAATACAATTAAACAATCCATACCTTATAAAAGAAATTGAATATGAAAAGTTTGATTACAATATAATTAAACCTAATCTTAATCCTTTTGCTGATGCACTAGTAAATGAGATGTGGCCATTTTTCCGTATGCTATGGAAAACTCGAGGCGGGTATGAAGCTGAAATTTTATTTAATCCCACAATTGATCTAAAAGAATTTGGAACCCAATACGGTCCAGGAATGTATAACGCATTATTTAAATTTAAAATTTCAGATGACGGTCAATGGACTGCTGATTTTAAATACAAATTTGATCAAATTGATAATCCCTACGACGAAAGAGAGCCTCCGCCTAGAGGTCGTAAAGGACCATTCTATGCTCAGGATTATAGTCGCATGATGAGTAATACTGCAAAGCGAGCAAGGAAGTTAGCTAAACCAACATGGGATGTTGAAGCTGGCAGAAGTGGTGACGACTTTAATGTTCTTTTAGAAGAAGAAAGAATTTTAAATAACACAATAGATTTTACCTTTCAGTATAGATATAGAGGCCAAGGTCATTGGGGTAATTTTAAAGAGTACGAAGTAGAAGTTCCAAATATTTCAAAAATGGAAGCTATTCCTGAAAAGGCAGCAATGCACTCTAATGTAGTAATTCCAATCTCTAGTATTAAGAACATAAAAGAAAATGTCCCCAATAGTTAACTTTGAAAACACCATTGCAAAATATTTTGGTTCTAAATATGCTGTTGCAACCGATAGTTGTACACACGCTATAGAACTTTGTCTACGACATATAAATCCTAGGTTAGTAACCTGTCCTACACATACCTATCTGTCTATACCAATGACATTTGAAAAATTAGGCTTGTCCTGGGAATTTGCAGACTCAATATGGCAAGACTATTATTTTATTGGTAATACTAATGTTATTGATGCAGCAGTTTTATGGAAAGAAAACAGCTACGTGCCGGATACATTTATGTGTTTAAGTTTCCAATATAAAAAACATCTTAACCTAGGACGAGGCGGAATTATTCTTACTGATAATTATTCTTCTGCGCAGACTCTTAAAAAAATGAGTTATGACGGTCGACTTCAAGACATGCCTTGGAAAGAACAGGACGTTGATATGTTTGGTTATCATTATTATATGACTCCTGAAACAGCAGAGCTAGGTATAGAAAAATTCAATCAAGTAAAAGATTTAACTCCAAAAAAATGGAGTAATGCAGATTATCCTGATATATCAAAAATGAAGGTGTTCAATGTTAAGTAAAAATGAATGGGATCCATTAGAAACAGTTATAGTTGGTATTGCAGACGATGCTAAAATACCTTCCGTCGATATTAGTTTAAGAACTGTTAATTATGCAGATGTAAAAGATGTCAACGAAATTCCAGTAGGACCTTATCCACAACAAGTTATTGATGAAGCCAATGAAGATTTAGAAAAATTTGTTGTTTTTTTAAAATCCTGCGGAGTAACTGTATTAAGACCAAACAAAAATGTTGTTCCTAATTACTATAACTATTGTCCTAGAGACGGAGTGTTAGTACATGATAAATTAATTTTATCAACACCTCAACCATTAAAAGCAAGACACAATGAATATTTTGCCCTGCAAGAACATTTTGAAAACAACTATGTTGTAACGATTGCTAGATGTTCGCATGACGAAGATTTATATAATTTAAAATGTCTTGGAGATCCTAACACACTAGCACTTAACGAGACTGAGCCAGCTTTTGATGCAGCTAACATTTTAAGAGACAATGATAATTTATACTATCTAGTCAGTAACAGTGGCAACAAGCAAGGCGCTGAGTATCTACAAGAGTTACTGCCTAATAACAAAGTTTGGACTATCGAAGGTGTGTATAGTTATATGCATTTAGACAGTACTATCGGGTTACTTCGCGAAGGCCTAATGTTGTTAAATCCTGCTAGGATTAAAAGTATTGATCAGTTACCTAAACCATTACAGTCATGGGACTACATATGGTGTCCTGAACCTATTGATATTGGACATTATCCTGGTTACTGTAATGCTAGCACATGGATTAATATGAATTTGTTCAGTGTTAATCCTAATCTAGTTGCATTAGAAGAAAATCAACACAACCTACGTAAAGAATTAGAAAAATATGGTATTGAATGTGCAATGCTACCAATGAGGCAACAGCGTACATTAGGTGGAGGCTTTCATTGTGTCACCCTTGACATACAAAGGAAGCATACATGAACTTTTATACTGGACATGTTAATCCTTTTTGGGATAAAAGTTATAGGACTTTTTCTTACGTTAAACAACCAGTAACTGAACAAGAAATTGCCCAGTGGAAAGAAAAAGGTTATGACTGTATAAAAAGTTTTACAGGATCAATGTATGACAGTAAAAACCCATTGCCAAGTTGGGTAGAAAAGTTTAACAATATATTTGGTTTAAAAAATCAAACATATAATTTTTATAAAATGAGTACCCTAGAAATAATGCCTACTCATACTGACCATTTTAGAACTTATACTAAATTGTTTAATGCAGTTCCAACAAATGTCTGTAGAGTTTTAATTATGTTAGAAGATTGGCAACCCGGACATTATTTAGAAATAGCAGATGTTGGCTATGTAAATTGGAAAGCAGGCGACTATTTTTTCTGGCAATATGATGTTCCTCATGCAGCTAGTAATATAGGAGTAGAAGATAGATATACACTTCAGATTACAGGAGAACTGCTTTGATTACTAGCCCCCCTGAGCACGAATTAACACAACTACATTGGTTTAATATTCCGGGCATGTCAAACCGCGCTGAAACAGATGCAAATCTTTTTATGAAGCAGGTTAGAAATTCTTCAGGCCTGGCTCCTCATGTGCCTGTGTTTGTTTACATGGGTAACGGAGAATTAACGGGATTAAAAAATATCAGTCATAGTATTGACGACATATCAATTATGAATAATTTAGGTTTGCATTTTTTCTTATACGAACCTATTTGTTCTCGTAAAGAACAGTATCATCACAACAGAGGATTTTACAGTGAATTTCCTTTTGAAACAAATGTACAAGAAATGCGAGCTGATGAGTTAGAAAGTATTAAAGAATATATTACACGTAATGGTTTAAAAAAAGTAATAGTAAATACCTGTGATTACAAAGCAGCTCACTATCATCCACATTATACAAAGATGATGAAGTTAGTAACAAATGATCTATTTTTAAAAAATTATTCTTTATTTGAGAGTTTTCCTAATAACAAATTTACTAAAAAATTTATTTGTGTAAATTGGCGATACACAAAACATCGTCATCTAATTACTGCATTCTTATCAACAGTTTCTTCTAACTACAGTTGGTATTTTAATTGTAATAACCAAGCATTTTCACATGATTTATTTTTTCCTCTACATCAATGGAAAAAAACAAATAAAGAACTATATGATCAACTTAACTCTGGATTAGAAATTTTAAATTATCATTCTCCAGTATGTTTAGATATCAAAGCTAAAGCTTTAGTAGAAATAACTGATAATACAGCATCTCATTATCCAGTGACAGATGATTATACTATCTATGAAACTCCTGCAATTAATAATCCTAGATTAAATCCATTAGAAAATTTTTACAATGATAGTTTTTGTGATGTAATTAATGAAACAAGATTTGCACAGCATTGTGGTAATTACAGCGAAAAATTATATCAAGCCATAAGATATAAGCGTCCTTTTATATTAGTAGCACCTCCTCATACTATAGAATATGCTAAAAGAATGGGCTTTAAAACATTTTCAGATTTTTGGGACGAAAGTTATGAAGTCATGCAGCCGGCTCAGAAATAGATGGAAAATTAGATTCTGATTTTAACAGAAATAACTCATTCGGGAACTTATTAGCAAGTATGTTGGGTCGTAGACCTATTAATATTTCGTCTCCGGGATCGGCTAATCCTACTATAGCTAGGTCTGTACTAGAATGGTTGCATAAAGAATATGACGTATCAACTATGGATTTGTTTATATGCGTTGCATGGACTGAAAGTATACGTATGGAAATACCTTCAGAGCTAGGAACAAAATACATTATATCTGAAACTAACTCTTGGTTTGGAAACACTAATAATGTATTCTATAGATTAAATCCTGGATTTAACGGAAACGCTGATTGGGAAAAACGTATAATACCATTCTATCAAAAGTTCATGGCATCAAATCAATCATATTTAGAAATACAAAGTTTAAATCTTGCTCACCAAATGCAATCTTATTTTAAGTCAATGGACATTCCTTATGTCATGTGTAATACTATGCACTTTGCTAAAAGAGATCGATGGACTGACTTTTACTTAAAATTAATAGACGGATCCCGTTACATGGACTTTGATAATTCTTACAATGCCTTTTATCCCAAGTATGTGAGAGAAGGACATCAAAACTCACTGGCGCAGTATTGGCATCATGGAGGAAAACCTCACGAGCTCTACGCAAAAGAGCTATATAAGTTTATTACCTGGTAGAATGATATGTACGATATTTTTGTTATTGGAAACAATCCAAACTGGAAAACTATCAAATCAAAATATCCGTTTGCTAAAAAAGCCAAAAATTTTGACGAAGCTAAATCAAAAGCCCTTACTGCTATGTTCTGGACAGTATGGGACGATATAGAATTAAAAGAAGATTTTGATTTTTCTTCGTATTCAATTCCTAAATGGGATGAAGAATATGTGCATATTTTTAAAAATAACGAATATTTTGATGGATTGTCTTTGATCCCTCGTCACAAGTATATTAGTGACAGAGAATTAAAATATAGATTTTTCACTGATAAAAAAGAAATTGATTTAGTAGCAAGTTGTCCTAAACGCTACGATATTTTTTATGTAGACACATATGAAGAATATTGCGAAGCATTAGAAAATTCAACTACTGATTTGTTTTGGTTAGTGCCTAGCGATGTTGATGTTGTTGACGAGTTTAAGTTTGATCTGTATTTCAGTCACCATAACAGTTACGAGAGACAAGAAAATCATATGTTTCTCAACGGTGACACCTATGATGGTATTATACTAGCGTCGAAATTTAAACCAATAAGCGAACGAGAGTTCAAATATAGATTTTTAAGCGATCGAAAAGAGTGGGAAATTCTTGCCAGTCGACCTAAAGAATTTGAAAAGTTTAATATTAAGACCTACGAAGATTATCTATCTGCCTGTGATCAATCAACAACAGATATGTTCTGGGGTGTTTGGTATGATATAGAAATTGTAGAAGATTTTACCTTTGATTATTATGCACCTCGTTATAATCAACACATTACGCACATTTTTAAGAACGGTGATCACTACGATGGACTTTGCCTGTTCAGCAAGCATAATAAAGTAAGTGATAAAGAATTTAAGTATAGGTTCTTTAATGAAAAGAAAGAAGTTGACTACGTAGCCAGTTATCCTAAACCCTACGATAAGTTCAACATAGATACCTACGAAGAATATCTAGAAGCTATAGATAACTCAACAACTGACATGTTCTGGATAGTACCATCCAGTCTAAAAATATTAGACAATTTTAAACTTGACCTATACTACACACATCATGACACATATAATAGAACTATCAATCATGTGTTTAGAAACGGTGATTTTTATGACGGCATTATGCTAACTCCTAGAGAACAGGAAATTAGCAAAAAAGAATTCAATTCATGGTTTGTTATCAATAGAAAAGAACACGATGAATTAGCCAGTATGCCAACAGCGTTTGATAAATTTGAAATTACTACATACAATGATTATCTAACAGCAGTGGAGAAATCTACAACAGGTATGTTCTGGGCTATATGGACTGATGTTAATGTAGTTGAAGATTTTGAATTTGATTATTATGTTCCTCGTTATAATCAACATATAACTCATGTGTTTAAAAACGGCGAGTATCTAGATGGCGTATGTTTGTTCAGCAAGCATTATCAAATTAGCAAAAAAGAATTTAAGTATAGATTCTTCAATGAAAAGAAAGAAGTAGATTACATAGCAAGTTATCCTAAACCATATGATAAATTTATTGTAGACACATACGAGCAATATTTAGAAGCTAAAACACAGACAACAACAGACATGTTTTATATGATTCCAAGCGATGTTAACGTATTGGAAGATTTTAAATTTAATGTACAATGTACACGATATGAAAATCATGCGTTGTTAAATGGCGATTACTATGATGGTATTTTTTTAGTAAGCAAATATATAGAAATTTCACAGAAAGAAATTACTAATAAGTTTATCATAGATAGAAAAGAAGAAGAGATACTTGCCAGTTCTCCAGTTAAGTTTGAAGTATGGTATATTAATTCTTTTGAAGAATATCTCACAGCCTGTGAACAATCTAAAACAAGTATGTTTTGGTGTGTATGGCCGGATGTTAATGTAGTTGAAGACTTTGACTTTGACTACTACGTTCCACGTTACAATCAACATATCACTCATGTATTTAAAAATGGCGAGCACTGGGACGGTGTCTGCCTGTTTAGCAAGTATAATAAAGTAAGCGAACGAGAATTCAAATATAGATTCTTTACTGATAAAAAAGAAGTTGATTATACTATTAGCTATCCTAAAAATTATGACATATTCTATGTTAACACATACGAAGAATACGTAGATGCTGCACAATCTGCGACTACAGATCTATTCTGGTTAATACCAAATGATGTTGTAGTGGTCAATGACTACAAATTTGATTTATATTTTAGTCATCATGATACATACAGCCGCCAAGAAAATCATATGTTTCTCAACGGTGACACATATGATGGTGTTATTTTAGCCAGCAAGTCTACACCAATAAGTGAACGAGAATTTACTTACAGATTTTTAAATGAAAGAAAAGAGTGGGATATACTTGTAAGTAGACCTCAACTCTTTGATAAATTTTACATTAAAACATACGAACAATATCTTAATGCCTGTAAGGAATCTAACAGCAACATGTTCTGGTGCGTATGGCATGATGTTGATGTAGTTGAAGACTTTGATTTTAATTACTATGTGCCTAAATATAATCAACACATTACGCACATTTTTAAGAACGGTGATCATTTTGATGGTATCTGTTTATTCAGTAAACATTTACCTGTAAGTGAACGAGAATTCAAATATAGATTCTTTACTGAAAAGAAAGAAATTGACTACGTAGCAAGTTATCCTAAACAGTATGATATATTTTATATTGACAGTTATGATGAATATTTAAATGCAGTAGACGAATCTCTTACAGATTTATTTTATATAGTTCCTAGCGATGTTATTACAGTTGACGAATTTAAATTTGATCTTTATTTTAGCTATCATAACAGTTACGATAGAGAAGAAAATCATATGTTCCTCAATGGCGACACCTATGTTCCACGTTACAATCAACACATCACTCACGTATTTAAAAATGACGAGCACTGGGACGGTATATGCTTGATGTCAAAACATGAGTTAGTTACTGAACGAGAATTTAATTATAGATTCTTTAGTGAAAAGAAAGAAATAGAATTAGTAGCTAGTACTCCTAAACCGTATGACATATTCTATATTAACAAGTATTCAGAATATCTCAATGCTGTTGAAACTTCAAATACTGATTTGTTCTGGATAGTACCTAACGATGTTGAAATTGTCAATGGGTTTAACTTTGATCTTTATTTTAGCTATCATAACAGTTACGATAGAGAAGAAAATCACGTATTTAAAAACGGTGATACCTATGACGGAGTTATACTTGCTAGTAAGAAAAAACTTATTTCAGAAAAAGAATTTAATTTTAGATATCTAACTGATCGCAAAGAATGGATGGAGTTGGCTAGTAGACCTAAAATGTTCGATAAGTTCAATATTTCTACATACAAAGATTATGTTCAAGCATGTGATTTATCTGAATCTAATATGTTCTGGGGTATATGGACTGACGTTGACGTAGTTGAAGACTTTGACTTCGACTACTATGTTCCACGATATAATCAACACATTACTCACATATTTAAAAACGGAGAACATTGGGATGGTATCTGTTTGTTCAGCAAGGATGTACTAGTATCTGAAAAAGAATTTAAGTATAGATTCTTTAGTGAAAAGAAAGAAATAGAATTAGTAGCTAGCTATCCAAAGAAATATGATACATTTACAGTAACTACATATAGAGATTATCTAACAGCATTAGAAAAATCAACTACTGACTTGTTCTGGATGGTACCTAGTGAAGTAGAGCCTCTTGATACATTTGCCTTTGATACATATTTTAGTCATCACAATACCTATGACAGAAATATGAATCACAGTTTTAAACACCTATTTAGAGGTGAAGAAAACTATAATGGTATTAACTTAATGAGCAAGCATGTTCCAATTACTGAAAAAGAAATCACATTCCGTTATATTGTAGAAAAGAAAGAATGGGATATCACAGCCAGTAAAGTTAAACCCTATGACATTGTGTTTATCAGTTATAACGAAAGTAATGCTGACGAAAACTTTGATAGAGTTAAAACACTATATCCAAGAGTCAAACGTGTACATGGAGTTAAAGGCATTCACCAGGCACACATCAAAGCAGCCGAACAGGCAGGTACAGATAACTTCTGGGTAGTTGACGGTGACGCAGTTGTAGTTGATGACTTCAAGTTTGACTATGAAATACCTGTATGGGAACATGATACTGTACATGTATGGCGCAGTCAAAACCCAGTTAATAATCTAGTCTACGGTTACGGTGGTGTTAAACTATTGCCTAGACAACTTACATTAGATATGGATGTAACTCGTCCCGATATGACAACCAGTATCAGTGACAAGTTTAAACCTGTTCAAGTGGTCAGTAACATAACTTCTTTTAACACAGATGAGTTTTCAACTTGGAAGTCAGCATTCCGTGAATGTGCTAAACTAGCAGGTAAAACAATTGATCGTCAGGTAGATGCAGAAACTGAAGAACGTTTGAATGTATGGTGTACAGAAGGTGCAGACAAGCCCTATGGTGAATTTGCCATAAAAGGCGCACTCGCCGGACGTAAGTTTGCTACAGAACATCCAGAGAACTTATTTAAGATTAATGACTTTGATTGGTTATACGAGCAATTTTTAAATGAGAAAAATAACAGTAAGTGAATACGATGTAATCTATATTAGTTACGATGAGCCTAACGCTGATCGTAACTATGCTGCCTTGTGTAATAAAATACCTTGGGCCAAAAGAGTACATGGAGTTAAGGGTTCAGATGCCGCACACAAAGCCGCGGCAAAGTTATCCACAACTGATAGATTTATTACTATAGACGGAGACAATGTACTTACAGGAAAGTTTCTTAATCAAGTAATAGAAGTTCCTAACGATATTAATTTTGAAAATTGTGTAATCAGTTGGCCTAGTTATAATGTTATCAACGGACTCATGTACGGCAATGGTGGCATTAAATGTTGGCCAAGACATGTAGTAGAAGGTATGCGTACACACGAACTTGCTGACGCTGACAATGTTAAAAGTCAAATAGACTTTTGTTGGGATTTAGAATATTTGCCACTGGATAAAAGTTTCAGTGAGATACACAATAACGGCAGTGCCCTACAAGCATGGAGAGCAGGATTCCGTGAAGGTGTAAAAATGAGTCTAGAGCAAGGCCAACGAGTCAAACATTTAAAAGATGTATGGCCGGGTAATTATCAAAGGTTAGGTATTTGGTCAATGGTAGGTGCAGATGTAGAACACGGTATTTGGAGTATACTAGGAGCTCGCCAAGGCTGCTACATGACACACTTTACTGATTGGAATTTTATCAATGTTCGAAACTTTGATTATCTCAATGCATTCTTCTATGATAGAGTTAAAGGTGAAGATCCTTTAGAACTAGCCAAAAAAATTGGGAACCTCATTAAACACGAGCTTCCCATAGATGATCCGTTAACAGCTATTCAAAGTAAATGGTTTAAAACATTTAATTTTAATATAACTAGAAAATCAGATAATGTGCAACATTACAGTGATTTAGACAACGGAAATATTTCTGCAATTACTTGACCGCAAATTTGAGCAATTTCCATATGTTCTTTTTGCGTACCATTAGCACTACGTAATTCAATGTAGTGCATCCAGCTACGCAGAGTACCATTCATATACATACGACTCATTGTAAGACCTTCGGGCAATAATGCACGGGCTTGTTCTTTAGCAATGCCGTTAGCAATAGCCCATTTGTATTCTTTTTCTACAGCATATAAAACACGCTTCTGAGCACGTTCCCATTCGTAGGCCAATAATTTTTGTTGTTCGTCTTGCATGTCAAACTCAACAGAGTTTTGACGATTTTTACTATCTTGAAAACGTGCTTCACGCAGAGTAAATGCTTCGCCAATTTCTTTAGTTGGATCCGCATATCGTTGACTAAACTCTTGGAAGCTAAAACTTCTATGACGCAGAACTTGTCGGGCAATATCTCTAGTGGTTTCAATTTCAATACAAACTGAAACCATTTCGAGTGGCGACCAATGTTGGTGTTTGATCAAATATTTGATGAGTTTTTCGCTAGTCTCTGTGTTAAATTGATTACTAGGATTACTTACTCTCGCACAAAATGCTACTAGATCTAGTGCATCGTTGATGTTTTGATTGCGAAATTCTTCTGTAGGTTGACTATATGAAACGAGTCTGACTTTCATTTTAACTTTCTTTTATTTAAAAAACGTTTAGTATGTCTAGTAATGTCTTTTTTAATTCTGTCTGTGTCGAGCCGAAAATCTATATTTTCAATATTTGATTCGTATTCTTTAATTATTTCTTTGATGTGGGATTCAAAGGAATCCCAATCGTCAGTCATAATTTTATTAGCTCTTATTTCCCAAACTTTTGCATTTTTAAATGTAATAGTTATAGTATGCAAGTATGTCAGTGGAAGTACATTACATGTAATCTCACCAAACACTTCTGGCCATATATCTATTACATCTTTGGGCAGTGGTTTCCCATTACGCACTTTTCTTTTTAGTGGGGACAAGTTCTTCGGCCATTCGTCTAAATTGAGCTGCTTCTTTGGCCAATTTATCCGCCTTGCCTCGATAGAATTTTGCCTTTTCTTCGGCTGGTGCATTTTCGTTTAGAGCATTTACTGCTGGTTGTTCATCTTGGGTAACGCTAGCAGATGTTGTTCTTGCGACATTGTCATTACTAGTGTTGTTGGATATATCCTTGACTGTGGCAATCTCAGACACTTCGACCTTATTACTGTTAAGCTCTTTAACTGCTAAATCATCAATAGCCACGCCTCGTTGTTGAGCAATAACTGCGTTCAACTCGTCTAATCCAATCTTTGCTTGGAAGTTAGGTGTCATTTCGATTGCATCAGTTGGTAGTCGAACTAGACGACCTTGCGTGTGTAACGCAGGCAGCATAGTACTACCGTCTGAGAATTTGGCTCGAGAAAGTACTTCAGCAAATTCGTTAGAACTTTGCCCGGATGCAGATTCAACTAATTGAATAAGTGCATCGTGATAATCATCAGGTAAGTTTTCTGTTGGTACTACTAGGCAGTGATATGCATCACCGGGTAAAGTTCTAAAAGCTACAAGACATTTTCTTCCTGTGGCTTTTATTCTACCTACGTGTTTAAGATCTACCATAATATCTCCTTAATTTGACTCAGCAGTTTGTTGCTGTGCCTGTGCTTGAACGGCAGTTAAAAACTTGTTGAGCTTGTCGTATAAAACGCCTACGCTGGAAAGTTCTTCACCTTTAAATGCACCTCGTGTAGTGACTACATCGATTAAATTTTTAATAGCGGCTAAATCAGAGATTGTTAATTCTGGATTAGCAGCCGGTGCTTGTGGTACTTCAGTTTGATCTACTGCTTGAGCTTCGTCAGTCATTATTTGACTCCTTGTGGTTGTTTAGAAATTGTATCTAAAAAGCTGGTTAGCTTATTGTATGCTTGTCCAACTGCAACCATTTCATTTGGCTTAAATGCGCCTCTAGACGAAGCAACATCAATAATACTTTTAAGTGCTGCCAAATCATTGAGTGTCAGTTGTGCAGACTCAGCTGGTGTATTGTTTTCTACATTAGTAACTTCTTCAGTCATGATATCTCCTTACATCAATTATATATGCTTATAATTTATCTATTAAGTTAAATGTGGACAGGCAAGTCTGAAAAAACTGAGTTCTTTTTCTTGCTCAAATCCAACTTTAGTAGTGAATACTATTGTATTGTCAATCAAGTCAATTGATTGCCCTACATAGTATCTTCCGTTAAGATTATGATATATCCACGTGTCTAGCATCTTCACAACAGTTGGTGTATATCTATTGTGTGCAGTATAGTGAAAATGATGGGCTGGGAAGTTAACCTTCCGCAAGCCCAGAGCATTAAGTGGATTTACTTTACCGTTTTTTAGTGCCATTAATTTTTTGACTCGTAGTAGGCATAAGCGCCAAATGGCGGTACAATTTTATCATTGCCATGGATAATGAATACAGTATCACAGTAATTTTCATCACCCCAGCTACCCCAAGGATAACCGTCTGTAAACATGATAAACTTTTTAGGACTGATATCGTGCTCTTTCATATAGTCCCAGTTTGCATCAAATTCAGTACCACCACCGCCCATTACTTCATATTCCATAATGTCGTCGCCGTAGCCGTCAAAGTCTTGTTCATTGTAGACTTTGGTATCAAAGCACCACAGTTTAATCTTATAGTCTTTGTACTCGTCCATAATGCCTTTGATTTCTGAAATAAAATCTTTAGCTTGGTCATCGCCGATTGATCCACTCATATCAATAGCAATACAAATGTCAATAGTTTCATCGTAGTTAGTGCCTGGCAAAATAGCATTCATGTGCCATGCTTTACGATTAGGACGCATAAAGGTATAGTCATTCTTGATAGTACTTTGAATTTGCTGGCGAAGAATTTCACGCCAATTCATTTTAGGCTCAGTCAATTCGCGGATCATGCGTTGGATCTCTGCAGGAGTATTTCCTGCACCCGCTGCCTGAGCAGCCTGCATCATCTGCTCTTTAATTTCGTCACGGATCTTTTTAAGTTCATCTTTGCTGTATTGTGGGCGACCATCCTTGCCGTCTTTTTCCCAATCAATGTGTTCGTCTAACAGTTGACCCAGTGCGGCAAGTTCTTGCTCGTCCAAGTCGTTATAGATCTCGTCATAGATCTGTTCTGTACTTTTACCATAGTGTTTAGGATCATGGAAAATTTTAATACCTTTAGGACTGTCGCCAATGCGATCACGAACAAGGGTACCGTTAACACTATAATCTGCGGCCGCATTCCAAATGCGAGGATCGCGTCCTTCAACTCGCATCATATGCTCAAATACATTGTGAAGAATTTCATGAGCTACTACGAACTCAACTTCTTTAACGCTCATCTTTTCAAAAAACTCGCGATTAAAATACAAGTGGCGTCCGTCTGTAGCGGCAGTCATACACCAATCACTGGCTTCCTCAATTTTAAGACGAGTAGCCATGTTGCCAAAGAACGGATGACGAAGTAGCAGTCCTACACGGGCTACTACAATTTTGTCAATAACTGGATCTAGTTGAGTCATAATTTGCTCCTGTTTATACAGTATATATTATAACAGGACCCGAAGGTCCTGTCAAATGGTACCACAACCAAATTAACGCTTTTCAGTAGCGGCAGCAATGAAGCGACCGTATTTGGCATGGAAGTCATCAAAGCATTTGATCTCATCTGGATCCAAAGGCAATTGATATTGAGTAAGTGCAAGTTTAGTACCCATAACAACCAATTCAGTTTCAAAGTTATTCATCATAAATTCGAAGAAGTAGTTAACTTGGTCATTCCAATCTTTGGCATTCTTATCTGCAGAATCTTTCAATTCGTAGCATAGGCTAACAGTCAAAGAGTACATGGCACTAATTTCTTTAGTGTCCATCTTCTTTACCTTGCCTTTTAAGATGTGAGTAGGATCAGGCAGCTTACTTGCAATCTTGCGGTGAGCCATGAACTTAACAGCAAGACCTTCACCAACTGCACCTGCTACCAAGTCAGTCAAAGTGCCTTCGTCTTCATCGTCATCAAACAACAGCTCGGATACAAAGGTCCATGAACGGGGAGTAGCAAAGGCACGTGAAGCAGCCTTTGGGTCAAAGTCGTAGAGGTCTTTCTTGCTGAAAGTAAGGAAGCCAACAACATCCTTGTGGATACGATTGTCAGTAGCCCACTGGAAGTAATCTTCCCAGTCTACTTTCATTTCCAAGTGAACAAAGCGGTTAGCCAACGGAGCAGGCATACGATAAGTAACACCTTTGTCAGTTTCACGGTTACCTGCGGCAACGATGAGCACGTTGTCAGGCAAGCGGTAAGTACCAACACGACGATTCAACACTAACTGATAGGCCGCCGCCTGCACAGCAGGAGCCGCAGAGTTCATTTCGTCCATGAACAAAATGATCTTGTCATGTTTTGCTGCCAACTCTGCATCTGGCAATTCGATAGGAGGAGCCCATTCCATACGATTGGACTCAGAATTAAAATAGGGGATACCTTTAATGTCAGTGGGTTCCCAAAGACTCAAACGGATATCAATTACATGAGCGTCGAGTTCCTCGCCCATTTGTTTGACAATATCAGACTTGCCAATACCCGGGGGGCCCCAAAGGAACAACGGACGATTGGCTTTAAAGGCACGACGCAGACTCTTTTTTGCGGCCTTTGGGCCAACGGTACGTGAACTAATCTCGCTCATAAAAACTCCTAGTTAGGTTAAAAACTTTATAGAACTAACTGTTCTATGTATCTATTATACTGCCGTTGCATCTAGTTGTCAACGCCTTTTTGGAGTTTTTAGTCAGTTTGGGCGATATCTTTTTGATTGTTTATAGCTTTGATTAGCCCGTATTTTCGAATGTCGTCCGAAAACATATATAGCTCAAATGCCTTTTTCTCGTTGAAAACGGTAAGACTTTGATTGGTTAAAAAATAAGGACTGTCCAAAAACTGATCAAAAAATATTATAGTTTGAGGACTCAGTTCAATTTTTTCGTTAAATGGAATTTCGTATTCTTTTAGATTTAGTTCGCTCACTATGAATTCGTAGCCTTCTAAACTTAAACGTAACCCGCCACCCTCTTTGGTTCGTTTACTTTGCCACCATTTGTGAAGATGCAGCCGTACATTTGCTTCGTCCGTACTACGACTCATCTCCTTAAGGAAAATTTTAGTAAATGTTTCTCTAGATATCATTTAAGTATTTCACCAGCAGTCAGTTTGACCACTTGGAAATCGTCACTGTTAAACATTCTATTCAGCTTCTTGGCTAGATTAATAGCATGTCCAGGATTGGAGAAACTTACTTTTTTGTATTTTGGTCCAGGATAGCTGGTGAGGCTATTAAAGCTTTTGAGATTAAATGGCTGATTTTTGTAAAACACAGCCCATATAGCTTCTGAATCTAATACTTGTTCTGTCTTATACGTTTTTTTATTTGTATATTCGAGCAAAACTTTTGGTTTTGGCCTACTCATGTTATATGCGTCCTTTTAACTACGCATATATTTATCCGTTTTTAGTTATAGACCGCCACCGTCTAGCTTAATTACAATTTCCTCGGATTGAGCAGCCTGCATTTTATTCAGTAATCCGTCGTAATTTTCTAGTAGTTTAGCACTTACTTCTGCCAGACAAAGTGCCAATAGTTTAGCATTTTTAATATCTAGCTTTATTTCACGTTGCTGTCCTAGTTCAGCGGCCTTTACCTGCTGTATAAACTGCTGAATAGGAATAGTATTAATCGGATCTGGCATTTGATAGCACCTGTTTCATTTCTAATTCTGTTTTAAACGGACCTTTGTTTTCGTAACGTTCAATAGTAATTAGCTTTGGACAGAAGCTCTTAACCCAGCCTTTATCAAATCTAATTACATAGTATCCTGCACAGTAAAGACTTTTACTATCCGGACTCTTTGTAAACAACGGTAACTTCTTTTGAACATTAAACATTGGATTGTAAGGATGGCAGCTAGTCGGATAACTGTAAACATCTCTTACTACCTCGTTACTCATGGTAGTTTTAATCTTTGCTTGAAAAAAATCCTTACCAAATGCTTTGATAATTTCTTCCTTTTTACCAAAGAAACTTGAACCATCTTTGCTACTCAAAACAAATCTATTATTTTCTTTTTTAGATAGCGTACCGATCTTTTCACCGTTTTGTTCAACGATCCAAAATTTTCCATCTACAATAGGTTTAGCTTGAAATTCTGTCATTGTGTTATTCCTTGTATTTTGCCTGTAGGGGTTCTGCATATTGCTGAATACTATCCATCATTCTTTTCATATCATATAGCTGACAGAACTTAAGAAGACGTATGCCTACTTGATCAACGGTTTTAGTTTTACTATTTTCAGTAATAGTCTCTTTAATAATAGATTTAATATGATCCGGTTGATGCTTTAAATCAATTAGTCGACGATTGCGTTCATAGTCGTCGAGCACACGGTGTTCTTCACCTTCGTGGTCGACCCAACGTTGCAACATCATGTTGTTCCACGCGAAGCCTTTATTGGTTCTATCGTTAAATGCTTCTTGTAATTTATTTTTACGTACTTTAGGGTATGCTGAAAAGACGTTATCACTGCTATCGCCTCGCATACATTTTTCAAATAAGATCCATTCTGGATTAGGAATGTCTTTAGGCTCTTTAGTTTTTGTATCAACTACTAGTTTGCCTTTCTTATCAAATATGCCTTCAATAGTAGTAAGTGTCTCTGCTACACCGTTGTACTGCTTAACATTAGGTGCGATCAGCTGATGAAAGTCGCTGTCTGTTGAGATAATCACATGATCATCATTGGGATGATCGGCAATCCAACCAGCAATAAGATCATCTGCTTCTAACACTGAATTTTGAAGTACAGTAGAGTTAGTCTTATTGATAACAAAATCTTTGAACGCATCAAACGTTTCCCAGAATAATTTATCTTCTTCTTGTTCCTTAACCGTCATTGCCGCACGAGTTTCTGCTCGATTAGCTTTGTAAGGCTTGTAGTAGTCTTTGCGCCACGACCGACCTTCAAGACAGAACACAACATGACTACCATTAAAGTCTTGCCAAGCTTTCTTAATACTGTTGAATGTAATATGTAAGGCCATGCCTAACTTAATGTCAGCATCACCACGAATAACGTGACGAGCACGAAAGAATGTATTAGCTGTGTCTACTAAAATATATGTCATGAAACCTCTGATTTGCCTTTTGAAATTGGAATAACATTTATAAATCCTGCGCCACGAGTAGTGTCTTGACCTTCCTCACCTAAAATGTTTCTAGCCAAATCTCTAAACCAACGATCTACAATTTCTTCATCCGGATCACCGTCAAAGCCGTATCCAGCCTGTTTCAATTGTAACACAAACTCTGCATTCCAGTCAAGCTCAAAAAAGCCGTTGCGAATATTGTCTTTGTTTACATGGGTGTCTAACACCGCCACCCAAGGTTCGCCTTTGGCAGTAGCACGTTCTTTAGGTGTAAGTTTAGCCAGTTCTTCTTCTTTAAGAGCTTTCTGAAGCGATGCTTCTACTTCTTGTTTAGATTTTTCTGCCTCTTCAAGTTTTTGACGAGCAACGACAACAGCTTCTTCTAATTGGTCAAGACCAAATATTTTTCTTAATAAGTTTTTCATTATTTCCCCCATCCGTTACCCCATAAGTCAACGTGTAAACGTGGACTATAGTAGTAACCTCTTTTTAATGCTTCATCTGCAATGTGTATTCTATTGTTGTCATAAACACTGACAACTCCGCCTACTGGCATAAGATACACAGGCCCTCTAAATCCTGCACGTCTATAAACCCCAACTGCACGATCTACTTCTTCTAAATCTTCTAGTGTAGACACTACAAATTTAAGATACACAAAACCCACTTCCTGATAGTCAATAATTACTTCAGGCTTAATAGTATCATTCCAGTCTTCACCACTGGCACTTAATTTTGGACTTACACTAAAGGTAACTTCTCTACCTGTATGCTCATTCCAATTCCATGCAATGAATACCTTTAACTGCTCATAGAGCTTTTGAGTGCCATTAGTTTCAAAAGTTACATTCCATAGATCCTGCATAAGAGGATTCTTTAATAATGGAGTATATAACTGTTGCCATCCTAGCAACGGCTCTCCGCCAGTGATAACTAAATGAACATCATTACCGTTGTCCTGTGTCCAGCGTTTGTTAGGTGTAAGATCTAACATTTTGCCTATACATTCATCTAATGAATAGTAAGGACTTAAATCCTTAAATGCTGGATGCCAGCTGGCATAGCTGTCACAGCCTGTAGTTACCAACGGCAGCTCTTCAAAAGTTTTCCATTTGTTAAAAGAAATCTGTTGCTCTGCTACAGCATCTGCTTCAGTAGTTAACTGGCCTTTAGGCATGCCAAATCCAGCACACTTAAAGTTACATCCAAATGTACGCAAGAAAACAGAAGGGACACCTACAAAGCGTCCTTCTCCTTGCGCCGAATAAAACATTTCACTTACTTTGATCTTTTCCATGTTTGTTCCTCAATTCTTCTACGTCCTTTACTGCTAATTGTAACACATTTGCATAGTTAAGAGCAACCTGTTTACGCATAATAATACAAGTTTCGAGCTCAGTATATCCTTTGGTTAATAGATTCCAAATGTGCCGCCATCGAGATTTGGACCAAAAGTTTGTTCTAGTTTTTGTGTAAATGGTTACATTAACACCTGTGTCTTCTGCTTCAATGTCAATTGTATGTGTACAGTCGTCGTTGGCACACTCACATACTGCTTTATACATCTTTGATGTGCCCCAGTCGGTGACCAGTAGCACACCCTGTGCTGGGGTCTGTGGATTCATAATTTTAATTGTTCCATTGTTGCAATTTTACTAACCTTTCACTTAATAATATACGACATAAATTGGCATCTTTTTTTGTTTTAAAAGTAAATGTCATATAGTCTGGATAAGGTTTGTAATAAAACCTTCCACCGGGCAATCCAAATACTTCTAGTACACTGGCACACGTTTCATTCCACCAATGACTGTTTTGATTGTGCCACTTGACAGTAATTACTTGATCACTAGGTATATCATTTTGATACCACTCTGGTTTAGTAGGCATATCTATTTTTTTATGTTTCTTTTTTGTAGTTACCACGTTCTGGAATAACATGTCTTACGCCTCCTCTAGGATCTTCCATATCGCCATTGCGTCTAGGAATCATATGTACATGAGGCCACATAACTGTTTGACCACTTGCTTCACCGTAGTTAATACCTACATTAAAACCGTCCCACTCGCCTAGTTCAACACCTCTACGACCTTCGCGTAGTGCATCATCCATAGCCTGCATTACAATAGTCACTGTATTGTATTTGGGGACAAACAATAGATGTCCTTCTGTTACAGGATATTTGTCTCTGTACACAGCAATATGGAAGTCTTCTCGGACAATATCATCCCAAGGTGCTTCGCTGTCGTCTTTATCGTCAGGACCGTCAAAAAATTTATCTGTCATTTTTTTATTCACTTACATGTTTCTAAAAAATCATCTAACTTTTTAGCGGCTTCATCAAATTCTACAGCCCATACTTTAGCATAGATAGTATCGTCTTCAATTCGCATATCAAATGGTACGACTCCGTTAAATCTAAAATTATCCGGTACATTGGTGCAAATAGTAAACTCTTGCAAGTTCTTTGCACGACTGATAAACTGATCCATTATATCTTTAGCAGTATTCATTATTCTTCCTCAGGTTTTGGAAATGCTGGACTAAATGGCCATGATGTACTTGGATTTGGTCTAGGTTTTAATTTAACATTTTCTTCAATAACTTCGCCTGTTAGCTCATCACATAAACTAACTTGGTACGGTGCAATAATATGAACAGCACAGTCTTCTTCTTGCCAATCGTGTTCACCATCGTAGAGCCAACCGGCACCACCTTCATAGTAAAGTTCTTTGAGTTCTTGTTGTTCTAATTCTTTAATATCGTCGCTGAATTCCCATTCAACACTGATGCTGTCGTCAAACTCACAGCCCCAACCTACATCTGGTTTGGCATAGGCAACATTGTCACCATCCCAGGGAAGATTACAGTCAAGATCCGCTTCAATAAAGCCCTGACCCCAACGATAAGTTTCGTCAATGTTAAACCAACTTACTGTACCATCTGGGTTCTCACGAAACATTTCTACATGATAGACAATGCTTTTCTTTTCAAGTGGTTTAATTAAATAAACTTGACTCATTTAAATTCCCCGGTAAGCATCAAAAATAAGAGCACCGCCAATTGTAAATCCTACTATAGCAAGTCCATAGTTACCGCTTACTAATGCACTGATTCCAGACAGTATGTTTAGCCCACCAATTGTAAGGCTAATTTCTTTTCTGTTACGTCCAACCCATATAAAAAATTTATCCATCATATTATCTCCTTAACGTGGTGCAAACTCTTGTTGCAGTTTAATATTATCAAAGAACTCTTTCTTTGTATGAGGATCATCTTTAAATGTTCCTTTTAATACAGTAGTTTGAGTCAATGACGAGTGTGCCATAATGCCGCGGTTCTCGCAACAACCATGCACAGCTTGTACATAGACTGCTACGTTCTCTGAGTCAGTAGCTTTACTAATCTCGCGGGCGATGTCGTTACAAAGTTCCTCCTGGAGAGTACCTCGTCTAGCACACCACTGTGCGATACGTGTATATTTCGATAAGCCAATAAGTTTATTAGCGGCAATAATACCAATATAGGCAACACCACTAACAGGCTGATGATGATGACTACACATACTACGAAGCTCGCTACGTACAACCAGCATACCCTCATAGCGGTCTGCCGAATCGTTTGGAAATGCGGTTGCATCTGGTCCTGGTTCATATCGTCCTGCCATTATTTCGTTGAAGTACATCTTGGCAAGTCTACGTGCTGTGCCTTTTGAATTAGGATCGTTTTCACGATCGATCAGCAATCGATCAAGCACTAGTTCAAATGCTTCGGTTGCTTCGTCAATGAGTTGATTTTTCTTTTCTTCGTCAACATAGTCACTGATATTGTCACCTGCCCAGAATCTCTTTTTATCACGTTTCATCTTAAAGCGAAGTGTGTCTGCTAGATATGCTTCTTCGTAGCCCTTGTCGCTCATGTCCTCGCCGGCTTTAATATAGACTTTTTTGTCCAGTGGCAAATATTCGTCAGCTTTAAATTTTCGATCAATGGGTGTATTCATTACAGGATCTGGGGTAAAATCATTTGTCAATTTATTGTTCTCCGAGTTATTGTCGTGGATGACTATTGTACATTGTACACGATTATTTAGGTTTTTGCAACCTCAAAAGATCGTTTTTCTTTACTGCTGCCTTCAAAGTATTTAGGTTTACATTCTTTTTAGCGGCAAATTTAATAAGAGCTTCTGTGTCTTTGGGAAAACATGCTCCACCAAATCCAAATTGGCCATCTGGACCTGGTACAATCATATGGCTACCTCCTAGTCTAGAATCACTCATAAGGAGTATAGACAGTTTCCGCCAATCGAATCCTAAACTATCTGCTAATTCATACATTTCATTCATAAACACTACTTTGGTAGCAAGAAATGAGTTTATTATGTATTTTGTTAGTGCAGCCTCGCCAATTGAAGTATATGCAGCCGCTTTAATTGGCTGTACAAATTTCAGTATTCTTTCTGCTTCTCTTTGATAGGCCAATACAGATCCACCAATTATAACATATTCTTGTGTGAGAAAGTCGTGTAATGCATTAGCCGCAGTTAGGAATTCTGGAACATGTACTAGATTAGGATATATTTCTTGTGATCTTTGGTAAAAGTCTGGAGTAGCAGTAGTTTTACTGATAATAAGATTTTTATAATCTTTGAGCAGATATAATACTGAATTGAGTATGCTAGTATCACATTCTCCGCTGGGCTTACTAGGACTAGGAACACAGACAAACACAGCTTCACAGTCCATAAGATCTTGATATGTGCCAGTAGATTTGCTAGGGTCTGCATCTACGCAGATTATTTGCGCCATAGTATCGCTATAAGCTCGAGCAATAGCACCGCCTACATATCCTGCGCCTACAATACCAATTTTGGGACCAGGAAATAAAGTCATTGTAGTCATTGGTAGTGTCCCTTATTAAAATCCCAGTGACGACTGTCGTAAAAATTAAAATCAAAACAGTAACTTAAAAAACCAATGTCAATGTTTAGTCCCGAATGATCTTGTCTAAATGTCCAATTAATATTAATAGATATTATACTATTATCCTTATACAGTTGAAACTCAACAAATTTATGTGCGAATGGTGTGCTACGAGCACACCCCCACAAACGTTTAAAGTTTCTATTGAAAGGATTCCTAATATTCAGATTAATATTGATCATGTTATTGGACCTGGTTGTACATTTTTAAATCGTTTCCTACAGGCATTTTTTACATCTTCTGGAATATCAGGATGCCATTCGGCCATTCCGCAATCGTAGATACGAACCCGTTCTTCCGGCATAGGAATAGCCGCTAGAACTACTATCCATATTACAGTAGCTATTAAAAAGCCAAGAAAAAATTTCATTTTAGCCAATACTCTTCCCAGGGATAGACCAGCCAGCAATCATCCTCTGCTTTGTTAACTTCCCAAACAGAATAATCTACTGTTTCATTGCTGGCTAGATTATTAGTTAGTGTAGCAAATCTTACGTTATTACTCCAAACATGTTGCCAATCTGGATCTTCAGGCAAACAACTAGATTGCCAGTCCTTTTTAATCCATGCAATAGTAGTGCCTTGATCATTAATATCATCTACAACAAGAATATTTTTATATCCCGTTGCTTCGGGCATTTCTAACAAACTTGATGCGGCATCTAAAACAGCCCCAATGTCGGTTTCATCTGCAATATGAATTTCTTGTCTGGGATATCCAAATGCATCTTCAGCCATACTGCAATCGCTAACACACTCGCCACCGTCTCGCAGACTAACCTGCAAAGGTTTCATTGGCACATTAATATAGTGACTCAATAATGTAGCAGGTATTAATCCGCCTCGACTAATACCTACTATATAATCTGGACGCCAGTTGTCTTTAGATAGTTGTCGAGCAATGTCTAAACATGCTCCTTCTATCTGTGCCCAACTGTAATGTATTTTTTTCATTTTTTAAGTTCTTCCCACATTCTATATTTAGAAAGTGTATTAATGTAATCATCGTACTTTTGTTTAAGTAACGGATAATTTTTTTCAAGTATAACATCACGTTCAGGAATCTGCAAGACTTTTTCGATTGTGTCTAACCGTTCTTCCAAGTCCCGTCCGTTAAGCACCATTTTACCTTTGACTTCTAGCGTAGCAGGGTCTCCGCTTACCTTCATTACTCCGTCGCTTATGTTATAGTTAGGTGACACAGTAGCCCAATTAGTTGCTCCTGAACCGTTGGTAGTTAAAAACGGTCCTGCGGTAGTATTGGTAGTATATCCGACTGTTAGTGGCGGTACAGCGCCGTAGCCTGGACTAACCGCGGAGTTTACGTTCTTGTAAATAGTCGCCATTTGGAATCCATTTATTGTTTACGAGAAATCCCCATTCTCTTTTTTGCGGACCAGGCATAAACAAAGTCCAACAATCTACACTAGGGTCAAGCTCGATACGATGATAACTAGTAGCACCACATATACGAAAACTTCCAGGCCCTCTCCATACACACATTTCGGCGATCTTGTTACCTCCACTGTCAAACTGTGGAAGCCATTCATAGTACCCTCCTTTAAGAATTAGAGTAGCGTAAGGCCATGGATGGTCATGCACATCATCGGGATCTGACTTAAGAAATTTGTGTAGAAACACGTTAAATGGAAACCATGTTCTGTCTTTAAGAAAAACATAGTACCGTTCAAGATACGGTTCTTCACTGACACGATCCATAATGATTCTTTTGCGATCATTACGTTCTAAAAATCTAAAGAATTTATTTTTTAGGAGTCGGATTATCATAGTCGTCCTTTACTAGTTTATAGATAGTTTCAAAATTTCGTAATGCAATTTCTAAACTAGGATATTGTTTACACATATCTTTAATTCTATCCCATTCTGGGAATTTATCTACCCATTCATTCTGTTCATTTGTCCAGATGTTAGTAAAACCGTCTGTTAAAGTTATTGTATCAGTGGTGTTAATAGTATAAACAGAACCTGCACCACTACCTGTTAATGTAACAATGCCCCCACTGTAAGATGACATTGTATCACTGGGCAATGTAATAGTGACACTGTCTGTATCTACACCAGTGCCACCGGCACTGATCATTACTTCGTTAAGTAAATCGTCTGTATAATTCTTTGGCTGAGAAGAATTGCTCATGTAAATCCCCCGTTTGTTTACGAAGCATAGGTAATCTAGTTTTATAATTATCCATATGGATCATAATAGCACGACAGAGATCCGGACGGTACACGGTGTATGCATCGTAGTTTTCTGTCCACTTGCTAGGATACTTAAATGTATCGTAATACATTTCTTTGTATGATAGTCTATCGGGCACCATAGGAATAGCATCAACGATAGCACCCTCGTAACAGCTAATACCTAGTGTTTCTTGTAAGTTGGCACTGAACACTAACTTTGCTTCACCTAGTAAATTGTGATATTCATTTTTTGTCAGCTGTTGATCCTGACAAACTACGAATTCATATTGCGGCAAATGATGTTTTAAATCTCTAAAGATTTCTACTTGCTTCTCAGGTGCAATACGATGCGGGAACAAGATAAGATCTCTCTTGGGCATATTCTTATATGGAGTAAGTGTATCTTCCATATATTCCATAGGCCATCCTGTGCGTACAATTTTATTTTTATCGATATATGAAAGTTTTGCTGTGTCAAAATCTATGCTTAATAGATTGTGTGCAAACATATCAATATGGAAGTCAGTGGCAAAGTAGTTGTGATCAAATGCATGAAAGAAACTCTTCTCTGCATTTCTAACCCAAGGCTTATCTCCAACAAGACGTCCTAGGAAGTCTTGAGGATCATAACTGCCAGCATGCCATAATCCATGAGTAACTACCGGAATACCCAACAGTTCACTCATGTATTTTAAGTTTATGATGCCAGGGTGCCAAGCATCAGTAAACAAAAAATGATCCCCTGGCTTAACTGATCCGGATGTAAATAAGCGACTAAATTCTTCAACTTGGCAAGACTTATAGATATTAGTGCCGCCAAAATTGAGAAAGGCACCAGGAGTAGTGGCACGAGGAACATCTTCAGGACCAGAGATAACTTGAATCTGATGTCCAGATTTTTTAAGAAGTTTAGGTACATGTTCTTTCCATTGCGCTGTGTAGCGAGTTTCAACAGCTTCTAAATCAACAATATAGATCATTGACGGTTAAAGTTTCTATTGTTGTTGTAATTGTTACCACCACTGCGATTGTATTCGCCACGTGGTTTGCGCTCACCGTTCCAGGGTTTCTTTGGACGAGTACTGTAGTAGTAGTTGTTCCAGATCTGACTATTCCTATTGTAGAGATTAGCCTCGTTAAAGTCGCACATTTCAAATTTACAGAAATTGTGGAACGCTTCTAGATCATCAAAGATCTTTACAATGTCAGGGCGGGTTTCAAAGTAAGAAACGTTTTTATAATTAATAGCCATGATAGCCTCTTTCTAGTTAGTACTTAATAAATGAACCATTTTCTCCGTCTTCGGAGACCTCAATCCAAATCTCACGACCTGGATACTTATTGGAAATGCTGTCGTATAAATCGCCTGACATCATTTCGCAACTCTTGTAGTCTAGTTGGAGTGTACCTGAACTGTACAGATTTTCCAACCAGCGTTTAAACTGAATAAACTCAATATCACGATCATCGTGTGTAACACCAATCCACACTTTAAAGTGGAAGATGTGACGATGCGGATATCCTAGAAAACTTACATCATATTCATCACCTGTAGCAAGTGCTGGATCTGTAAGTGCGGCTGGATACTTGTGCATACCTTCTTTGCGGAAGGTGACCCAAATCATTTTGTTAGGACGAACGTCTTGCCGAATAATCATTTAATTAATGCCTCGGATACTAATTTAAGATCGGATTCTTCCATGAAGAATTCGTATGTTGATTCACTATCGACGTTACCATCTTTGTCTTTAGTTGCTTGAATAAAATGAACAGCAAACAAACCTTTAGGGTTAGCACACTCCCATTTTTTAATCCGAAGTTGAAATCCGGGACTATCTTTGACAATGATTTCTTTCATTTTAATACCTTGTCATTTTTGTATTGTAACCAGTCTGTGAACTTACTGCGATCCATTAGTGTATGTAGACTGTGGGACCATACACCGGGATTAGTTGCCTTAAAATCTTTATCATCGATTTTAAGCATTGTATTATAATTCCATAATTTAATATAGGGAATTGGCACACGAATTTGCGGAATAAAATTATCATACTCACAGTATCCGCTTTCGTGGAATTCTTCAACTTGACTTATAGGAATATCTAATGAGCAAAGATATTCTGCATCTAGAAAATGGAAAATCATCTCTTCCCATTCTTTGTGCTCAATAAAATTACTAGGGTTAAAACTGTGATTAGCACCAAAGAAAATATGTTTAATATTTTGATTAGACAATGCACCTTCAATAGCATCAATTGGTTGAACACCTACTACAAACAATGTGTTCATATTATATGCTGGGGTATGTTCTACTTCTTGTCCAAAGAAGAATACAGCATTGTCTAACTCTCCGTCTGTATAATCACGCTTCATTCTTTTCAGCCTTTGAGTTTTCGTACTGTTTCATAAGTCTTGTTACTGCTTCCATACGTTCTTGGAACACATCTGGAGCACCTTCTGCGGCACGAGTCATATCCCAGTCACTTGGGTAATGACGCAACATAGCTCGTGCATGTTCTCTTATAATTTTTGGAACTCGTGGAGTGTGCTGTGGATTACAAAGATCCAACAAAAATCTTCTAGTTTGTACTACGGAACGATACCGTTCATCGGGCAATGTCATTCTTTTACCTGTGATTCTAGCTGGTTTAATTTTGATTCTTCCTCGTCAGTGAATTCATCACTGTGTTCAGATTGTACAGTCTCTGTATCTACTTCGTCAAAGAATTTGGTATAATTAGCCGACGAATTAGTCATTTTCTTACCAGTATTGCCCCGAGTACCAATAATGGTATCAAAATATCTTCGGAACTCTTCGATAATAGCCAACGCTTCACCTTTATTACTTGTGGCAAAAATGGCTTCGACTACATCCTTAAAGAAGATTCGATCAAATTTTTCTTGAACTAACATACTAGGTATTTTACCAGAATCGTATTGACGATTGGCTTCTTGTACTGCGTTAACGTGCATCCAAACATTATGACCCATCATAATAGCATAGCTAAATGAATCCCATGATGTCTTGCCTTCTTTGCCAATCTTATTTAGGTCGCCCGGAGCATAGATACAAATATCTTTTATTTCAACTTGGTCAATAATAGGGCTTGACTCAAATGCACTAAAAATGTTATCTTGTATTACTGCATCTTTGAAGAGTCTTGTGTCTTGGGCATATTTTTTGTCGTCTGCCGAAGCCTGCATACGGTAAACCCATTTCTTTCTGTCTTCTGTTTCTGTTGTAATGTAGATTTGTCCGTTTGCTGTTGCCAGAAACGGTGAGGCGCAGTCAAAAGATATGGTAAAGTTTTCATTATGGTATTTCCTCACTGATCGTTGAATATCGGTTAATAAAGTTGCCCATTCTAATTTAGAAGTGCCCAGGAAGTGCATCCAATCCTGCTGACCCTTTTCAAGGAGTCCGTCGAATCGTAATTCCACTAGTCTACGTAGAACCAAGTGTACATCGCACATATTTTGTCCACCCATTGACCATCCGTTGAACGCACGATCGCCATAGATTTTAGTATCGCAGTACTTCTTCATACGATCGTACCAATCATCAGCATCTGGGTGATTTTCGCCTTGTAGAACATTAAGGAACTTGCAGTTACCATTACGATTGTTAATAAACCAATCATTATTAATATAAGTTCCCTGTACTGCTTCTGGGTAACTAGTAATTCCTGTTGCAGCCTTTCCTACAGGACTACGAGCAACCCATGCTGGAATATCCAGCACCATACCATAGTCCATTAGCGTGTCCATCCAAGTTAAAACTTGTTCACGTTTCTTTTGTGCTTTAGGACAGTTAGGATCTTTCCAATCAGCAGGCCAAACACCTTTACCAATCTGGAATCCACCTGAGTCACCTAGCACCCAACTTGTAGCGCGATTACGATTGCGGAACATATCTTCGCTTTCGTCTTGCTTGTTAAGATCTAAATTAGCATGACCTGCTGAATACAAACAATGGTCGTAGTAAAATTGACCTTTATCTGGGTCTAAATAGTTTAAACTCTCAACACCATTTTTAAACGATTTAGGAATACGAGCAGGGTCTACATAATTGCTGTATCTCTGCTTGCCTATAAATGTACTATAAAATCCTGACGTTGCTGGCAGGAAGTATGCATAGTCATTTTGAGTTGCTGTTAAATTTTTATTCAACTTTGCCCCACTTTATTTTTAACCAAACTCTTTCGTGGATATAATGAGCTACAGTGAGTATAACATGTATCAAAATAGCTGTAGATAATCCAGTAAACGGTATAGTCATTATAGTCGCAATGATACGCCAACCTACCGTCCTTGCCAGTGTTCTTGAATGTGTTTCACTCATTACTTGCTCTGTGCTGGCAGAATGTAGTTGTACTCTGCTAGACCGCTGTTAACAGTAATCTGCATTGCACCTGCGTCGGCAATACGCATAGTCTTGTCACCGTCAAGATTAAGAATGCTCATTACCTGTGTAACCGGCCATGCCCACGATTGTTTAAGTTTAGATTTAACATCTGCATGGAAAGTAAATGAACCTGCGTGTGTTGAAGCATCACCGAAGAAGAATACCAAGTTGCCGCCTTCTGTTTTAACTTGGAAAACAGTTTCTTCTGTATGTGCCTGCGCCTGTAGCTTAAGACGTTGAATACTAGTAACTGTAGGTTCAAACTCAATATCCCAAGTAGCACCTTTGAACTTAACTGTCTTAAGCTTTTCATTGATAATTTCAGCGTTCATAAAGCGATAGTCGTTGACAAAGTCGCCTGACTGATTTTCAAAGTGTAGACTTACTGGCACAGTTTTGCCATTGCGTTCTGCCTGCATAACTTCAATAGTGGCGTTATCTTTGTACTCGGGATTCTTAAGGTGTAGATTAAGTTTGTCCAAGTTTGGCATACCAAACACTCCGTCGAACTCACCAATTACGGCATGTGTCTTTCCGTTAAGAATAACTGAACGGTCTTCTGCCATAGATTCAATTATTGTAGTATCATCTTCGCCTGTAATTTTAATCAGAGGAAGAATTCCTAGGCTGTGTGTATGTGCTACGATGTCTGTTAAAATGTCTTTCATGATAGTTTCCTTTGTAATAGTATATAGGTTTTTTTGTTAAAAGTCAAACAATTTATTGAAGGTATTGGTCTGTTCGGTTGACCTAATGTCCCAATTAAGTACACCAATTAGGTTACCCAATTTATTATCAATAATTGTAGCTTCCATTTCTTCGTGATCAAACGGTAAGTCTTTGAACCACTGTGGTAGCCGTAGTTCATCTACCGGATAAGCTACCGAAGTAAATCCCAACGGATTATCTTTGATCTTACAGACAATTACTTTGGCACCGTCTGTGATCTGCATTGAGTACTTGTCGCCATACATACGTTTGAGCGTATTCCAGTTAATGCTGGCTCGAACGTGTCCAGGCATATTAGTCTTGCCGTTCTTTTCTTCTTTGCCCTGATAGGCAGTGATATTGTTAGCACGTTTAGGGCTACCCTTTTCCCATCCTGGACGAGCTTTGAAGTTAGTACGGAATTCAGTAATATGATCTAATACCTGTTCTTCTGTAGCACCAGTTAAGACTTTCTCCAAAATATCACTTAAGAAGTTTTGAATAAATTCTGGCGTATCACTACGTTTCAGATCCAAGCCCATGGCCTTGATCTTACCCGGCTTACCTTCAATGTCTTGACGCTTGCCTTCTTTGTCATAGTACAAGACAGCATAACGTTTCTTGGTAATGAACAAACTCTTTGAACCAACAATCTCACGACCAGCTTTGATAACTTCACCACGAGATTTAGGACAGTGGAAAGCATCTAACATAAACTGTGGGAATGTATTGTTGACTTCATCTCCAATTTGATCATAGAGTTGGATCACAGTTTCTTTAGTCCAAGGAATGTGTCCTGCTTCAATTTCTTTCTTTAGTGTTTTGTATGCACTAAAATAACATGAGTCAGTGTCGCCGTAGATAATTGCTTTGCCTACGTGATTGTATTCCCCAGTGATAATCTCATTGACCTTTGATGCCATATGCTTGGCAATCTGTCTTCCTGTTAAAGTAGTGCTCTGACCAATACGCTTATCAAAAAAACGACAACCGGGGTTAAGAATAGCACCATATAAGGAATTGAGGTTAATCTTCTTAACCAACTGACGTTTGTCCCAATATTCTTCTTCAACTTTATTACCTGCTTGAATACATTCTTTGAGTTTGGCCTGCATCTCTTTACGTTCAGCATACCAGCGTTTTAACAACCCGGGAATAATACCTTCTTTTTCATAGGTAAAGATTGTTCCGTTAGCACTCAACATAAATGATTGACCGCTGTCAAAGATTAATCTATTAACTTCGGCAGCACTTAATACATCAACTGCACCGTCTTGCCAGTCGATAGTAATCTCAGAGCCAATCTCTTTGTTCATCACTGCGGTATACTCTAATGAACCAAAGATACCTTCCCAAGCAGCCGCAAAGCTTTTACCTTTGGCAGTTAATCCGTCAATGTACTCTTTGGTCATTGTAGGACGTAGTTGACCTACAATAGTTTCTGGTCCCATGTTCAATGCACGAATAGCACTTGGATACAAGGAGTTAATGTCTAATGAGCCAACCCAGTCTTGCAGACCTTCTTTGGGATAGGCAACATAAGCACCAGCGGCAGCAGTATCTTCGCTTTCATCACGCTTGGGTCGATTAGGAACTTGAAAACCTCTACGATGGCATTCGTTGATAATAGCCTGTTCAGTAACAGCCACAGCACCCATTGTGGTCTGTAGTAGCACAGTACATTCGTGTGCCAGTTTGTTGCTTAAATCGATGAACTTGAGCTTTTGATCCAGTTTGTTGAGCAAGGCACAGTCTTGCCTGTTGTATTCGACAAACTTGCGGAAGTCATTGTTGTAGAGTTGATCCAGTGTACCTTCGTAGACTGTTTTTGATTCTCCAATCTCCATCTCTCCGATGGCATCCAATCGATAGGTGTGTCGTTCTTCATAGGTGTATTTTCTGTAAAGTTCTAGACTGTCAAGATGCACACGACCATGTAGATCATATGTAGTGGCAGTTTTACCATACTTTTCATATTCACGTTTTTTAGGATATTGATCCCACAAGCAAAGTCTGCGTGTGTCGTCTTTGCTCAATACTTTGGTAATGCGGTTAACAGTATAGGGCATATCAAAGCCCTCGCTGTTCCAACCACTTAAAATATCCGCATCTTGAATAAGATTCAAGAACGTGTCCAGCATGTCTGCTTCATTGTCAAAGATATGTGTGTTGGGAAAATCTCTGACTAGTTCTTCTGCTTGGGCAATAGTCATGCCTTTTGGAGGCACAGCAAGACAAACTAATGTATCTAACCATTGTAGGTGGACAGCAATGGCAGTAATTGGCATGAATGCATCATCTGGCGATGCATAGCCACGTTCTGGATCGAAGTCCACCTCAATATCCCAAAAAGCTACATTGAGTTTTGGTGCGTCTTGATTAAGATAGTTTTCACTCAAGCATACAAATATTGGATTAATATCTGCTTCGTAGAGTGTTTTGTTGTTGTGAATCGCAAGTTCTTTGCGAAAGTCTTTGGTGTTTTTACAAACGATGCGACTTAAAGGGTCTCCATGAATACTTTGGAATTTACCTCTAGCATCTGGATAATAAAACGTATAACGAACTGGAAATTCTTTAAAGACTCGATTTCCATCTTTATCACGTTCCACTACTTTAATAATATCAGCATCACGCTGAAAGAGTGCGTCTACGTACAAATTTTTCTCCTATGCAATTTACGGCTTGCAAATACCAACTATGCGGATTATGGCCCGCCTGCCCTTCTATTATATATTTAATAATCTAACATATCCAATGACATCAATAGTGACTAACAATAAGTAGTTAGCTACCATGCCTGTGCTTCTGCGAGTCCATGATGCCCAAGCAAAAATTGCACATTGTAGAATGAATATTGGATAGAGATAAAAGAACAAGGGATCAGTTGCCCCGGCTGCTAGTGTAAGTGAACAGCCAAGGCTCATAAACCATGCTGTAATCTCTAGTGTAAATCGGGTAGGCCATTCTCGATAGTCTGTCCTTGCCCAATTGTAAATGCCTTTTATAAATTCCATTAGTCCTTGGGCAATCTGTTAGTGACACCTAGAATCATTTCGATTTCGTTCCAATCGTTTTCGTGATCCTTCCAATTGTCTTTGTGGGCAATGGTAATGGCTTTGTTAATAATTGAAGGTTTAATTTCTAATTCTTCGGCTACAGCTTTAACCGTTTCTTTAAGACCTTCTTTGAGATCTTCAATTTCTCGTAAGACGGTTGAACCTTCGTTGATTAATCTTTCTAATTTGGCTTTCTCTTCTGGCCCATACATACGTGATGACATAGGTTCTCCTTTTGTGTCCTATAATTATATACTAGTTATCTGTGTATGTCAACAGGAAAAAGAAAAAGGCAAGCCAAAGCTTGCCTTTTTATGGACTTCTTATTATCAGCGTAGGCCGGCAATGGATAGTATTCTATCAAGTTCCTCTGCTACAGGCTGAAGTTGCGGATAGTTTTTAATTTTTCCATTCTGTATCTCTGCTTTATAAAACATATCTGCTTTTCTTTCATCGCTTGGAGATAACTTGCCATCCTTGTCTTGTTTGTATCCTTTGGCTTTTACTATGGCTAGATACTCTTGAGTACTTCTTGCCTTGATAATATCTAATCTTTCAATTCTTACTTGACCACTTGATGCTGCCGCTGGATTAGCTGGCGCTGCCTGCTGTTGTCCACCTGCTGCCTGCTGTTGTCCACCTGCTGCTGGTGCAGCCGGGGCATCTGGTTTCTTCCAATTACTAGGGGGGTTAGCTAAAACTTTATCAACTTCTGCTCTGAGCTCTTTTGGAACATTGTCAATTGTTTGCACTTTTCCGGCTTTATCTTTAGCACCAGTAAACACACTAAAAGCCCAGTCATTAGCTGCTTTGGTAGGGCTTACATAGGGCTGTGCTTTTGCTTGTTGAGTATTTGTTGCCGCTGGATTAGCTGGATTAGCTGCCGCTGGATTAGCTGGATTAGCTGCCGCAGCATTTGGTTTACCAATCCTGTCCATACCACCGGGAGGAGTACCTTTGTACTTGCCTGCGGCAATACCATCTAAAGTATCTCCTTTGGCTACAACATACTCTTTGTCACCGGGTAGTTTGATTGTTTGGCCGACGCGAATCTTATTAACGTCTTTGATTTCAGGATTTAACTTTTGAATTTCTTGACTGCCTGCGCTGCCTTTGTATCCTGAAGCTGTTTTTGTAGCATCTGCTGGGTTGTTTATCTGCGTAGGAGATGCAGATGCTTGGAATTCTTTCACTGCTGCTAAAACTTCTGGAGGGATGCCTTCTGCACCACTGTTAACAGTATTGATAACTTCTTGACTTATTGCTTGTAATTCTTTTTCTTCGGCTGGATCAAGTGCTTCAGACAATACTGATTCTTCTAGCATTTTGAGTCGAGACATTAAATTAACTAGAGATTCTTGCGTTCCAACAACCGTTTGACTAGCCTGTGCTGGGTTAGTCACTGTTGTTGGCCCACCAGCACTTGCTTTCTTTTTATTCATAAGGAAAACAAATCGATCCATCTTTTCTTGTGCAGTAGATTGTGGTGTTGTTGGCTTACTGCCTTTTTCACCACCCGCTGTTGTAGTATTACCACCCGCTGTTGTAGTATTACCACCCGCTGTTGTAGTATTACCACCCGCTGTTGTAGTATTACCACCTGGCTGCTGTGATAAATCAACAGTTGATCCGCCTGCGGGCGTAGCCTGCCATCGATTTTCTCCGTCGTAGGTCCCAACTACTTTGCCGTCTTTGTCAACAGCAACAACTTTGCCGCCTTCCATTTTTAATTCTGTAGCGTTTCTGAATGCAGGAAGCGTTTTACTGAACGGAACATTTAACGGTACTCCGGGTCCGTATTTTACACCAGCTTGATGCTCTATTTTTGCTCTTTTAGCAGCATCGTCATCACCTGCTTGTGCTGTACCTGCTTGTGCTGTACCTGCTTGTGCTGTTGTTGCTTTTTTAGCGTCAGCAGCCTTTTTAGCATCTAATACTTTCTGAGCTGCGTTAAGGGCCGCGACTACTTCGGGATCGTCACCCATGTCGCCAAGTTCTTTCATAATGGCATTGATTTGAGAAACTAAATCTCCTCCACCGCCTGGCAAAGCAGGAGTAAAAGGAGTCCCACCAGCCGGCCCAGCGTTTGCAGGTACGGGATCGTTAGTGTAAATATTCATCCCGTTGACGGTTTTCATGCTGGCTGGTCTTGAAGGATCTGCTTTTTCTGATAGCCCAAATTCTTTTAATAGTGATTCTGCAATTTTATAGTCAACTTTACCAACACCTGGATCTGTGTTGCCGCCTTGAACTTCTGCATTTAATTTTGCCACTAGATCATTTAACTGCTTGAGTTTGTCTGCTTTAAATTTAGCATTGGTCTGATCAGCACCGACCTTGGTGCTAGCTGTTTTAGCTGAATCAAATCCTTGTTGAGCTTTTCCACCGGATAAAACATTAGCCAATCCAGATGGCCCCTTGGCATTGCCGGGAACTAGTCCTAATGCAGCCAATGGTTCATAATCCTGCGGGGTAGGGGGTGCTATTTGAACAGGAGTCGTTGCTTGTCCAGTGTAGGAATTTTTATCTCCGCGTTTATCATCAGCGACTACAAATTCACCTTTGCTGTTAAACAGTCCTGGAAGTTTATGCTGTGCAGCCAATTTGGCCAATGCAACATTGCCAGCAGTCTGCGGATCTGTTTTAAAAATGCCGCCGAGCATTCCAGTTTTCTTTTCTTGTGCAGCAGCATCAGCAGCCTGCTTTTCAGCAGCCTGTACCTGCTGAAGTGTAAGCTGTTCCATGAGAGTTTGCTCCATTAGAGTCTGCTTCTTATCTATTTTTTCTAATTTAGCAAGTAGATCGTTAAAGTCCATAATTCAATTCCAATGTTATCAAATATTTATCAGTGCTCACTTTACATTTCACGGTAGCGAATCGCTTCTTGTAGGCAGCAGCCGCCTAACACCTCCGTAGAGTAACGGTCCCAAGGTAGGTGTTTATCCAATATCTTTATCAATTCCTCTGCTGGCTACGCCTCCGCGTTTACGCTTGCTAGCCAATTCGTCTATTCCGTGACGAATTTGTTCTAAATTTTGTTCTAGTCCCATAAACATGCCGCCTTTTGACAGCTTACATATTTGTTCCCATACAGCTAAATTATCTGAATCTGCCATGTTGGCTAATTCTTTAAGTTGATTTCTAGCCTGCATAATCCTACTTTTTAATTTCATAGGATTTGCTTTCTCGTGACCGTAGATCATAGGATCATTAGGATCGTCTGTGGCTGCAATTGGTGTTTCTTTTACACTCAATCTTTTGGCAGCATGATGTTTGGCTCTTCTATTAAGAGAATCTGGTGGTAATTTACTTTGGCTAATATGTTTGTTTAAACGAGGAACACCTTCGTTGACTTTATTAGCTACAATCTCAGCTAGCTGTCTACTACGTTCTTTTGATCTTTCAGCTGACTCTTCAAGTTCTTCTTCAACTTTTTTAAAGTATTTTCCAATCATTCCTGGTTTAGCATCTTTAGCTACGTTAAGCACAGGACTGGTAATAGTTTTACGAGGCTCTGCCTCAATATAAGTTTGTACTGCTAATGTTTCAGCAGTGGTCAATCGATTAAGAGGACCTTTGCCTTCCATGATGTGCAGGAATTTTTTCATATCATTAGAGCCTTCTACAGGCTTCTTGGCAGAAGCACCATTAAAAGCCTGTAAAATTTTCTTCATGTCCATGATTACTGTGCTTTCTTTTTAGCAATAGCGATAGCAGCCTGTTGTTTAGGATTTTTAGCCTTGCCTTCGTACATGCTACCACACTCTTTTAAACCATGTACTGGACAGCTCTTACCTGCAGGACTGTGATTACATTTAGCGGCACCTTCCATTTTCTTACCAAACTTCTCTCCGCCCTTCATACCCCAGGTATTACCTGTATGTTTAGGTAGTTTAATCTCTTTAGACTTGTCAGCTTTCTTTTCAGCAGCAGATTTTTGTTTTACTTTACTTGCTGGTTCCCCATGCTCGTCGTCTTTGTAATCTGTACGCTTATGAACTACACCAGTTTTAGTTTTAGTCAATTCACCAGTGCGTGTCTTTTTGGTATCGCCTACTTTCATATCTTCTTTAACAGACTTACCACCCTTTTCATCTTTGCCAAGACGTCCAGCAATGACATCACCTCGTGTTACTTTGTCGTATGGTTTAGCATTGTTAGCTAGATTGCCATCACCCTTTTTAGATTTAGCAGCTTCTCTAACTGGTTTAGCCAGTGCAGGGTTTGTAGGTCCCATTGCCTTTTGTCCAGTCTTGGGATTAATATCTCCCCAACGAATACCTTTGTTTGGTCCAGCAACAATAACAGGATACTTTCCATCTTTGCCTTTTGGCGGAGGAGCACTTTCACCGTCCGGATCATATGGAAGTGCGCCCGACTCGTCCATGCTCTGTGCAACCTTTTTAAGCTTGTCTAATTTTTGCTTTGCTTCAACTAGCTTCTGACGGAATTCAGCTTTGACTGATTCCGAGTACATATCGCTGTTTTCAATCTTTGAACCGTATTCGCTGAACTTCATTTCGTACTCCATGTAATGATATACGCTGGCTACATAGTCAGCGGCTTTGGTAATTTTAGCCTGTACCCATCCTTCTAGTTGATCACCGTCTCTGATCATTTTAAAA